CCTCCTATGTTTTAACTTTTTATTTATACTTATATTATATAGAAATAACGTTAAAACGTCAATTAAGTAAAATAACCTTAAAAAATAACCCTTGAAATAAATCAAGGGTTACTTCCTATTATAAATTATCGAATATTTCTCGTCTTGCATTCCATTTTAAATCTATAGGAGCTTTACACTTACCACAATTTACAGTGAAGTGTTCTCCGTCTACACTACAACTTACAACGTAACGTGCGCCACAACACTCACAAGTGTATTCTGCAATGTCTAAAGGAAAATCAGAAATATTCATAGAATAATGACCACATCTAAACTTGACTATGTCATGTTCACGTCTATTTAACCATGCATATTTCTGACACTTATCTGTACCAGCATCAGCACATGTAGATAATCTGTCACACTCCACGTAACATAAAGAAGGATAAACTTTTGATTTTACCATTTTGTCATTGTCTACAGGTTTAGGTGTTCTAGTTGCCTCTTTACTCTTTAATTCAGCAAGGAGTTTTTCCTCTACCTGTACGTTCTTCATTGGTTTACTATCAGAAGGAGTACCACTTATAGGTATTTGTTTTGCTTTATTATCCTGTAACAATAGTTTTAATACTTGCAGAACATGTTTTATATCCTCTGTACCTATTGCTTGAGTTTCAACGTTTACCTCTTTGTTTGCATCTTTAAATTCTAATCTCATACATCATTCCTCCAATACATTTTTAAGTTTGATTAAAGTGTATAAAAAATGGGGTATGCTGTCAAACACACCCACATTGTATTAATGACCAGTCTGTCAACGGAATACCATAGGAAAATCAGTGTCCACACGCATAACTGGCTCCATGCGCAGAACCAATATCAAGTGCTAAATTTAATAACTTGTCACGTCCGAAAGGATAAATCATACATTCACGTATTTCCTTTATCGCTTCGTCACAGTTTTCCTTTGGGCAACTAAATAATAATTCGTCATGTATCTGTACTAGCATCTTACACCCTAATTCTTTTAGGCGTTCACTTCTAGCTATATTTATTTGTGCATTTATCATTATGTCAGCACCACTATTATGATTTAATAAACCACTTGCTATATAACTATGGTCTTCTGTAAATATTTCTATGTCCATAGTTGGTAACACACCTAAATATTCTGTCGTAACAATTTTTGTAAATGTTATACCTTTAATCAAATCTAATAATTGTTGAGCCTTTGATGATGTACATAATTGTAACAGATGAAGGCATGAACTTAAACTTCCTCCTTTTGTGTATAGTTTACGTCTTAAAGCACAATCTTTACCTTGTAGACGTAAATTCTCATCATACGTAAGTTGTGCTACGTCCTTGCATAAATTAATAGGTGCATAACTTGTGGAATGTCTATCCATAACACTTAGTAATCGTTGTTGTTTACTCTCAACCTTGAATCCCACTAACTCATTAAATTTGGCATAAGAATCTAATTCTACAAAAACTCTGTAAACGCCATTTTTCTGTTCTTTATATCTAGAACGTATGCCTAATGAATTAAGCAGTAAGTGAACTGAATAAGCCACTTGTTGTGATTTACTTGTATAATTTAAACACTCTTTGCTAAAACCTCCATCAGTATTAAAAAGACCTCTTAATAAAGAGCATTTAATATATACATCAGAAGTTAAATACCATGACGGGATTATTTTATCTTGCTTACTAGCGTTGTGTAATCCATTACTTCTACATAACTCTCTAAATTGCTTATTCTCTGTTGTAAACTCGTAACATTCACCTTTACTTCCCGAACTTTGTCTTAGGGTTAATTTATAATCTAAATGTTCCTCCACAAAAGATTTTAATAGATGTAAATAAGGAAGTTTATCTTTACCTCCACATAATCTCATAGCATTACGACTTGAATAATTACCGTCACCAATTAATGCCCCAATATATTCATGTATACTTACATCTTTATTATTACATGTAACATTATTATAATTACCATTTACTATATAATCTCCTGGTTGTAATTCTTTTAAACGTTTAAATATCAATTCACCATTATCATAAACGCAGAATCTATGGTCTAGTGTTACCTTTTGAATAGTGTTTAAAGTAGTTAATTTGTACACTTCTTTATCTCCTGTTTTATATACATTGTAATCATCTGTTACACCTGTGTGTGTTACAAGTACATCTTTAGTTATATCAAGCTCACTTATTTGTTTGTAACCTTTTGTTGTTAAAATTGGTGTATCATAAGTTTGACACCCTTGTATCGGTGCATTTAATGCTAATCTTTCAGCATAACCTACTTCTCTAAAATTGCTACTTTGTATTTGTGGCAGTCTACGTTCACGCCCTAACACTGTATACACTTTTCCATGTTGATGTGCATACTTCTTTTGGCGTTTCATAAACTTAGCTATTCCAGGAAACGCTTCAAAGTATAAATCCATTAAGGATTGAGCCATTTCTTTAGTACTCTTACAACCCCAAAATGGTGCAAGTGTGTCGGGTAAATCTTTTTTATGCTTATACCCTTTTAATTCTTGTAACATTTCAGTTAACATTCCGTCACTATTTAATGTACTTTCAAGTGCCATGACACTACCTCCATACTGTAATAAGAAGGCGATAACCTTGCCCATTTTACGGAACTTAGGATATTTCTTTTTAACCTCATTTGCATCACAGTCTAATCTAAACATTAATTTTGCTGTATTACCATGTAAGTCTACTTTATGCTCAAAGGCATTTAATAACCCTTCGTCTTTACTAAAGTGTGCCATAACACGTACTTCTAGGTTTGAGTAGTCACAAGATATAATATCCTCTTGGTCATAATCATCTATGTCACCCACAAATAAACTTCTTATGTTATAAGCGTCTTCTTCTCCAGCATTTGGTATTTGTTGTAAATTTGGATTTGAAGCACTAACCCTACCACTCGTCGTACCTGTAGGATTGAATGAACAATGGATTTTTCCGTCGGGATAACATACCTCTAAGAATTTTTGTGTAAATGTTTTCAATTTACTTAATTCCTTGTGTTTCAATAGCATATTACAGAACTTAACACCCATTATTTTATTACTATTCTTATATTCCATTCTACTTATGGCTACTAATGTTGCATTGTTAGTTTGAGGAACACCCTTTGCTGTTCTACTTTGTACAGGGAAACCGAAGTTTACATCTAATAAATCTTGGTTTACTGTTTTAAATCCGTCATACCCAAATAATAATTGTGCTAATTGCTGTGACGAATTTATGTCAAAATCAACTCCAACTAATTCTAGCATCTGATACTCTAAGTCTTCTATGTCCTCTTGCATTTTTTCATTCATTTCAGCACATGCTTCTTTATCTATTGTTATACCTCTTTCTTCCATGTCATATAAAATACGTATAAAAGGTGGGTACATTTTGTAATATATCTTTGTCATACCTGTTATCTCTAGTTCCTCTAAATAATGTAAATATAACATGAAGGTAAAAAATGCATCCTCTGTAGCATAATTAGCACTATCTCCTATCATTGTTAAATCGAATGTAGCTTTCTGATTAGCTTTTAATCCAGCTTTCTTTTTTATCTCTTTGGGTACTGTAGCAATTACATCATTAAACTTTTCCATTTGATGATTAAATATACGTAACACATTAGGTTTTAACCCTTTATCTACATTTTCATTACATAACCATGACGCTATCATTGTATCAAATATATAAGGTGTCTTTATTTCAATTCCAATGCGTTTCATTACGTGCATGTCATATTTCACTTTCGCAGACTATACCTTTACAACCCATTTTATAAGAGTTTTATTGTAGTTACTCTTTGGATTGATGTTCCCCATTTAAATGGTGCATATTTTCGTGACATTCTTTACATAACCACATAACATCATATGGTTTACTATAATCAGTATGGTGACCTTCACACATCACATTTTCTTTTCCACACATTTCACAAGTTGTAGGGCGTATTACTTTCCCCGATTTTATGGCTCTTAGAAGTTTTTTCCTTGCATTATGTTTTTCTTTATTTTCCTTCTTACTAAAATAGTTATGGTTACATTTCTTTTTAACTTCTTTGCCTTTTTCTGTCTTTAAATACGCTTGGTTCTTTTTCAAGAGTTCCTCTTTATTCTCTTTATAATACTGTTTATAGTATTCTAAATCTTGCTCCCTGTGTGTTTCATGATAAATCTTGGTACGCTTCTTTGCCTTATCTTGATTCATAAGGTAATGTTGATGTTTATACTCTCGCATACAGTCCTTACAACTATTAAGGTAACGAAGGTTACCCTTTCTATCTCTAGTAGTTGCAAATTCTGTTTCCTCAAGTTCTCTACCACACTTTATGCATTTCTTTAACATACTAATACCTCCTATTTATATATTTGATATTAGTATATCAAATTTTATGTCTAGTCACAAGCGACCATTTCTCTACTTGGTCTACAAACCTCGTATCAGTCGTTACACCCCATGCTAGTATCACTACTAATGTAGGCTCGGTATTACCATTACATTCTGCACTAAATGTAAGGCTCTCTTAAAAATACCACAATACTTTTACAGGTCAAATATTTACGTAAAAGCTGTCGGAACCGATGTGAGGGGAATTTTACAACACCAAATTTACTTAATGTTGTGACCCACTATTGTAACATCTGTACGCTCAAAAGCTGGGCGTAAATGCCTAACTATAGTCTTCAAAGGAAGCTGTGGAGTAGGGTCGAATCGGTGACCAATAGGAATGTAATAACTATCATTAATACCAAAGCTAATTGATATACCCACTATTTTAAAATATGGATTATCTGCATTACACCAATCTACTGTATTTGTTTCTGTATCAAACGCAAACTCCATAACATCATATAATTTATAACCTAAACATCTTAGTTGTGTTTCACTTGTAACAATAACCGATTTTCTATTTTCAATCTGTTCTCTACCTAATAAATATGTTTCATAAAATCTCAACTTAATTCCTCCTTACTTAAAAAGGAACTCTTAATTGAGTTCCTTCTTTGTGAGTGATTACATCTATTTATATTATTCGGGTATATAACTTCAAATTCCGGTAAATTTAGTATATTCATATTGGTTTATTTCTCGTTTTTTCCTAAAACATTTCTTTCTATTCTATCTTCAACTCTACGATTAAGATACATTAAAGCTAATTCTATATGTTCTAATGCTTTTTCATTATATTCACTGGCAAATTGTCCAGCTTGAAAAGCTTTCATCCTATCTCTTACTATTTCTAATAAATCACTATCTATTACTCCATGTTGTGAGTTCTTATCTTTTCTTACTCCATGTTGTAAAAGTATCTCAGCTACAACACCTATAAAATTACTTCCATCACACCAACAAGTTTCACCTTCTTTGCAAATTATATATCTATGATTTGCCCCTCCTGAACCTATTTCATCCGCTGCATATACATCATTTAATTTTTCTCTTTTTTGAATAGTACTTAATTTTCTCATATAACTACCTCCTTTTATAAATATACCTCATTATACCATAGTTAAAGTTATATTATAGTTTCATACCCTATTATTCTTCGCCTTCTAAAACATCTTTTAATGCTTTAGCTGGTTTGAATGAAACTGCCAATTTAGCTGGTACTTCTATTTTTTCTCCAGTTTTAGGATTTTTACAAGTTTTAGCTTTTCTTTCGTATACTTTGAAAGTACCTAATTGTGGTATAGTAAATGCTTCATTATCTTCCATAGCACCTACTGTAGTTAATACTAAATCTGATACCACTTTTATAGCTTCTTTAATTTCTTTTTGTTTCATACCTGTTTCTTCTTCAAAGTTATTTATAACTTCCTTCATTGATAATTTTGTTACAGACATTTTACTTTCCCTCCTATTTTTTCAATTTAAATTTGTTACTTTTTTTATTTTTAAAGACGGATTTTGCCTTTTTATGTTTAGGCGTTTCGTCTTCATCATCTACACCAAGTATTGCGTCATCATCATCTTCGACCTCGTCATCTGTGTCATGTGTAAAATCTTTACCTTTAGAAGCTGTTTTAGATATTTCGGCTTCGATAATATCCATTAAACTATCTTCACTTCCGTCATACATTTCTTTATATTCTTTAGGTAATAATTCCTCTATTTCTTCTTCTGATATTTTATATCTTCCGTCTTTTTCTAAATTGTAAGTTGTATTAGTATCTTTACCAATACGTTCTAAGTAATATTTTATACCAGCAAGACCATAACGTTGAGATTTTCTTTGTATTATACCAGCAGTTTTAGTGCCTACTACATAAAGTTTTAATTGGCGTTCTATTGTTTTCTTTTTACCATTGTCTTCATACTCGTAAGGTCTTAAATCTAAAACTAACCAAGCACTTTTAAAACTAGGTCTGTCACCTGTGTCACATAAAGGACATTTATCTCCTGTACACATCACACTATCAAAATATGTTTTACCATTACGTGTGTTTTTTACATTATGTTCATAGAAGTTAACAGGTTCTTCTGTTAAAAATACTATAGGAGCGTCTCCTTCTTTAACATATAATCTGTATATACCAGCTCTATTTTTTTGGTATTCCTCACGTCTTTTTTCTTCTTCTTTGACTGCATCAAATCCTCTTTTAAATAAACTCATAAACTTTACCTCTCTTTCAGTAATCTACTAATTTCACATTTTCTTAATGTACTTAAATTATACACTCGTCCAACACACGTGTCAAACGAGTGTACAGATTTATTTCCTCATTTTGAACCTTATTTTTAACCTAGATGTTGCACCTTGTAACATTGTTTCAATTTGTTCCTTGTTACATTCTTGTGGGTCTTTGCATCCTTCGGGATAAATCACGTCATATGTTGTTACATCTGCCATATACTTGTCATATGCTTTTTTAGCACTTGCACCTCCTACATCATTATCAAACATACGTATAAACTTTGATGCCTTAGACTTTAAGTACTTAGCTTGTGTAGGACTTAATTTATTCCCTAAAATTGCTTGTGTATTAGGAAATCCTAACTGATGTAACCATAACGCATCTAATATACCTTCTACTAAAATTATTGTGTCATCTATTACTTCCAATTTATTTTGTGGGAACGTTACATGACTTTTTTCAAATTCATATACCCTGTAACGCTCATTTTTTCTTCGATTTTTACTGATGTAACGTCCAACAATACCAGCTAACTTTCCGTCTTCATAAAAAACGGGAATTGTAACAGTCTTATTTGTAACGTCACGCCCTATTTTAAAATCTATCATGGTTTGTTTAGTAAAACCACGCTTAAAGAAATACTTGTATGTTTCTTTACCACTTCTATAAGGTGCTAATGTTTTTATTGGCAATACTTTGTGTGTTTCCTTTTCTGTTACGTTACGCTTTTTCTCCTGTAATTCGTCATAAGTTAAAAGTGTTTGGTGTATTGTGTCTTCATCCACTTCATTAAACTTAATATGGTATCTTTTTTCTAACCATTTTCGGGCGTTCATTACGCTTTTAAACCTATCTTTATCTGATAAGTAGCATAACCAATCTAATGTACCACTCGCCCCACAGGCGAAGCAGTTGAATATGTTATGCTCTACATTTACACCTGCACTTGGGTGTTGTTCCTTATGAACAGTACACGTACATCTTATCCATTTGTTACTGTTATGGTCAATAACTTCGGTAGCACCAAGTTCCCACAATAAATCGCATATTTGCTCTCTAGTCAACATTGTGTTCACCTTCTTCTCTACGGAACTCCCCGTAATATTTCTTTTCTGCTTTTTTTCTAACCTCTATTGCTTCTGCTTTTGTTTTGTAATAGCCTAAACCTATACGCTTATTATTAACATATATTCTAGCTCCCCAAGGTTTATTTGGTCTATCTTTTCTATACCATACACCATTTGGGGTACTAGAATTACTATATTGTTTTCTATTCATGTTATTTTGGGCAACTGTCACAAGTCTTAAATTTTCCCTTCTATTATCTAAAGGATTTCCATTTATATGGTCTACAACAAATCCTTTTTGAGGTCGCATAATCAAATTATGCAGAAAATAACGAGAACCATTTATCTTACATCTTAGATAAGGGTCTTTATTACTATTTATATCAAAATACCTAAATTTTAATAAATACTCGTCCTCTAATGAAATATAAAAGCGTTTATGCTTAGAAGTATAAGCTACTATATACCCCTTATTCTTCACCTTCATATATCTATTACGTTTGTATGAGGGGCGTATCCACTTATTACTACTGTGGTCTATCACTTCACTTGCACCTAGTTCCCATAACAGGTCACATATTCGTTCTCTGCTTAACATCCTATTCTACCAGCGTCTTGTAACATCTTTAATACAAAGTTCGTTGCCATTTCTTGTGCTTGTTGTGGGGTATCTCCCATAAAATGAAATCTTACATCTTGTACATAAATGCAAACACTTCCGTCTACTTCAATTTGAAAATCTACTCTATACATGTTGTACCTCCTATACAATTAGTTTTAGGTGTATCACGTTTATATAATTCGGATTTTATTTTATCATCATATATACATATATTTATAGCTTCCCTACATGTTTCGCAATAAATATCAGATACATATTGGAAAGTACAATCCAAATACTTACTTTGAGGAACTTTACCTTGTAACAACTCCCAATTCATAAAAGTTTCTCTTTCTAATTCACCTTTAGCTAAAGCGTGACTTATGCTTCGAGCTTCTCCCTTATACGGAATCCACAATCTACATATGGAATTGGGTGCTACACAATTCTCCACAAAATCTCTTAAAGTTATTTTAGTTTTCATCTTTATTTCCCCTTTCGTCTTCTTCTAATGGTAATGAAGCGTAATATTCTGCATTTTCCATTACATCATATAATTCACAACCAGCACTATCTCTTAAATAAGATAAAACTAAACATGTTATAAAATCTGCTATTGCATAACCAAAACTTTCTCTATAAATCCCGAAGACGGGGTTACGTGTTAAGATACAATACACATCTATCCACGTAACAACAGCAAAGGCTATACTTAATATATTGAACAATACCACTTTTGATTTTAATAAAAAATACTGAAACATCTTAATATCCTCCTTCTTAATCTATACCTAGAACTCCACTTTCAAATTCTTTTTCTGTGTAATCTTTTTCACCTTGTGACACATATATACCTCCAAAATTCATTGTGTCAAAGTTCCAATTTAACATTACACTTCCCAATACACCTTCTCTTTGTTTTTCTAAAACGATTTTAGCTTCTTTATCCTCAATCATTTCTTCGGTACGCTCTAATCGCATGACAACATCCGATTCATGTGTAATGGCTTTTGCAAAGTTTACACTTTCAAGCCCACCTTTGCTCTTTAAATCTTGTTGTGTATTTGCACAAATAGGAATTTCCAAACTCTTAGCTAACTTCTTTAAGCCCCTAAATATGTGTGTTACACGCATATGGTCTGCTTCTGCACCTTCTTCATCTTCCATTAAATATGCAGAGTCTACAAATACTATGTCAGCTTCCTGTAACTCTACTTTTGCCCTAATAGATGAAACAGTTGTCGCTGTATCTATTATAAATGTTTCTAAACCTTTCTTTGTGTCTAAAAATTCATAATAAATCTTTTCTTGGTCGGGCGTTAATTTACCACTCTTAAAATCGCTATAATTGAACTCTGAATATAACATACCCATAGCCATAGCTTCTAGTCTATCTTCTATTTGTTCCTCACTCATTTCTGTTGTAAAGAACATTACACGATAACCCTGTAACCACATGTAACATGCAAATAGTATAAAAAGCCATGTTTTCCCTGTTGAAGTCTTCGCCATGAGTGTAATAAGTTGTTTAGGTTGTAACCCTTTAAGCATATAATCTAGTAACTTAATACCTGTTTCAATTCCTAATATACCTTTATTACGTTTACGTTCTTCATAACGTTTCTTTCTGTCATCCATATCCTTTGTTGTATCTACTGCTGTTGTTTCTGTTAAATCTAACTCTACTTTGTTTACCAATTTACGAATACTTTTTACTGCATCACTTACTTGACCACTATCTAACATATCAGCTACTTCATTCATATAACCTACTATAGTGTTATGTGTTTTCTTGTCACGTATTTCATCACACCAATATGCTAGAGGTTCTTCTGTACCCACACTATCTTCGTACGTTTCTAATTCTATATCCGGGAATTTTTTCTCAAATATACGTATTGTAGGTACTGTTCCATTCTTCATGTAAAAATCATCTATAAATCGAATACAGGGTTGATATTCCTTTTCAAAGTATTTTGCTGTTATTTGCTTGTCTTTTAAAATGTCATAGTCCTTTGTTTCAAGTAATTTTGAAATTAACCCAATTTCTACACTCATGTTTCTCACCTCAATCTAATTTAAAAAATAAGTTTTCTAATTTCATCATACGAATAAATATAAGGTGTGTCAATTAGACCATAACTATCCGAAACAAAATAACCACATCTTGTACTTAACACTAATTCCAAAATTTCGGGTGTCATATATGTTACCCTCACACTCAATCTAATACTACCAAATACTTTAAAAAAGTTTTGTCTATTCATCATATAATTAGCAAAATGTTTATCTTTACTTACAAATACCACGTTCATATCAGTTTTACGTACTACCTTTAGTACAAAAGCTAATTTAGCTGGGTCATATCTATACTCCTTTTTTCTAAAGGGAAGTATTCTTCCCCACAAAGAGTGTGGGGGAACTTCCTGTAATGTAACTAATTCATCTAAATCCACATATAACATTGGTGCTGTTTGGTTACTTATATCTCCATGTAACATTTCAATTACTCCTTTCTATTATCTTTACCTACTAATTTTATAGGTGTCATATTACCTTTTATTAAAGACTCTATACTTGCCCCATATCTTTCAACTACACTCTTAGGTGCTAAATTGGTGCATATGATAGTTGGAAATCCTTTGTCTTCTCTATGACGTAACAGGTCTTCCAATAATGTCATAGCTAACTTATTATCTTGTTCTTTACCTATTTCTTCTAAAACTAAAAATTCTCTATCTTTAATGTCCTTTATTACATCTTCTGTATGCATTTTTAATTCAAAGTTGTTACATCCCCATGCTCTTGTGTAAAGTGTCATGTAATCTACCCATGTCATACGTTTTGCTGTATAACGATGTCTATATGCTTCCTTTATTATTATTGATGCAATAGAGGTTTTTCCTGTACCATTACTTCCATACAAAAATAACCCTTTGTTATATTTGAAGCTGTTATCAATATTATCAATATACCCTTGCACATAATCTAGGATTTTTTCATTTAAATCTAAATCCTCTAAAGATAAATCTAGGAGTGCTTTTGGCACTCCCATGTTTATCAAGTTTTTATTACTTAAAGTTGTTCTTATTGGACGCATTATTCCCACTCTCCTATACTACTTTGTTCATCTGCAACTTTCTCATATTCCCTATTTTTAAACTTACTATTTTTAGGCGTTTCATTATACGTTCCGTCTATCCAGTCTTGTGTGTCAGCTATTATTTTATTTGCCCACCCCGAAATAATTATATCGGGATTTGTTTTACGCATATCTAAATATTTTTGACCACTATCTATTAAAAAATCGTACATCTTTAAGATAAACTCGTTATCCATTGTCTGTTGTGCAATTTTTATATTACGCATATAACGTACATCCAATTTTTTGCTTGAGTAAAACTTTATTCCTTTTGCTGTTAACTTATCTCTATAGTACCAAAGAATATCAGCACTTGAATAGTTTTCTACGTCTTTTACCATATATGCTCTTTGTGGTTGTTTTTGTACTTGTTTCTTCTTTATTAAAACCTTTTTAGCACTTGTTTGCGCTTGATTCCTACGCTCTCTAAATAAATCTTTTATGTCTGACGTGTCACGCTTCATTCCTAATGTAATATTGTTCATTGTATGTTCACTACCTCTCAATTTTATTCTTCTGTGAATTTATCACATACATAATTTATATTGTCCTGTAACTCTTTTGTCAAGTCATTCACTATTACCTGTCTATCTTCACCCTCATGCACTTCTTGAGAAATCCAGCAGTCAACACGTAAAGATTGATAATCACCTAAATTTAATGTAACACCTACACTTAATCCAACTACGTTAGGTGTAAATTTAGTTACAGGATTTCCTTCTTTTAATGTTTCTTTATTCTTTGTTACAGTTGTATTTTCGTATACTTCCTTATTTTTCTTTTTCATAATTTTCTTTGCCAATGTAATCACCCCTTATATTTGAATACGTCACAACTGTTACGCTGTGACGTACCTTTATTATACTAAATCTTTTACATCTACATCTCCACTAATAAGTGCTTCTACAATATCAACACCCGTAATAGTGAAGGCACAATCTACATCATTGTTACTTACAACTATTGTTATACCTTTAGCTTTCATAGTGAAACCAGTTAAAAGGTATGTGGTATCTAAACAATATTTTAATGTTACATAGTATAATGCCCTTTCTAACACTTCTGATTGAACTACTTCCTTTTCTATACTTGCATTAGTAGCTTCTGTTACTTCCTCTTTTTTGGCTTTCTTTTTTAATGCCATATTATTCACCCCTAATCTTTATATTGTATACGTAATTCCAAAAGTTTTAACAACGGAATAATTACCACAGGTTGTTCCTTAGCATCTTGTAATATACACACACCATGACTTCCGTCATACATTACATTCGCCACATTACGAACATAGGATACACCTTTTCTACCAACTAATTCATAACACACATATTCTATTTGTGTGTCTTTATCTAAGTTTGCCATTTGTTACACCTCCTAAAATGGTAATCCATACATAGGTTCTAAAAACATATAGTAAAATAACATTACATATACAATTCCCATGCACACTTTATAATGCATTTCATCCTTTCTATCTTCACTAATAATAACATATATAGAGATACCACAAAGTATTGCTTTAAATAACATTTAATAACACCTCTTAATAATATTGTTTGTTTACTTCCTCTAAAGCGTCATGCACTTTTCTCGGAAAAGATGTATTAGCAACGCTGTAACCTTGTCTTACATTACATTGTTCAGCTATCCTAACTATTGTTTCAATCTGTTCTTCGCTATACATTCTTCTACCATTTTTATCTTTAAAAATTGGCTTAGGAAGTATACCAGCTACTTCCCATTTTCGTATAGTTTGTGATGTTCTTCCTAATTCATTAGCTAGTACGTTGATAGGATATAATTTTATTTTTTCTCCATTTTTTAATGTATAAACCTTAGCTCTCATATTATCCCTACTTTCTGACTAATTTTTTTACACGTGGTTTACACGTAACCTTTGGCATTTCTTTAGGTTCTTCTTCTACTTCTTGCTGTCTTAAATCCACTTTATAACTCACTGAAATGTTACTCATTTGTTCCACTTCTTCTACAGTAAGTAAACCTTCTGAAACAAGTTTTACAACTTTATCCTCATTTATATATTCAACTGTATCTGTGACACGTTCCAATAAATCTTTGTGATGTTCTTCTAAAAATGCTTTTGCCTTATCTTGGTTAAATCTAATTGTTGTGGCTTTTATGTTACCTAACACCCAATTATCATCAGTAGTGTAATAACTACTACCTTTAGCATCTTGTGTTCCTTTTTCTTTTGCTATCTCTTTTATCTTGTTTGCTAATTCCTTTTTCTTTGCATCCATTATCTTACATTGTTCTTTAATAGCGTTGTACTCCATTACTAATTCTTTAATATTCATCTCTTTACCTCCGTTTTTCTTATTTTCAGTATCTAATAATAAGTATAAGTTACGTCCAAAAAGTTGTCAATAAGAAAAAAGAACCCTATTCCCTAGAGTTCCACATTCTGCTAGGACTATGTACTAATCCTAACTTATTTAAAATTCTTAATATAAAGTATCTCATTGTTACACCTCTTTAACTGTGAAGCCTAAATCAAGGTAACGTCTTCGTCTTGTGTCTTTGTGTCTACGTGTACCCCAAACATCATTACTATAATAATCAAACACATAGGCTTCCTTTTTCTTATTGTTGGTTCTACGTATTCTTCCGACTATCTGCTCTGTATTCTTTGCATCATTTATTGAAGCTACTAAAAATAAAGACTGCCATGACTTAACATTTGTACCTTCTGTCGCAATTCCATATGTAACAAGTGTCACATCTGCTTTTTCTGCTTCCTGTAACATTACATCTTTACTATCTTTGCTATCACCATAATATTTATAATGATTTATATTTTCAGCTTCCAAATATTTTGCATATAAATCTATGTGCTGTTTCTGTTTAAATGCCATTACACATTTATGACCTTTCTTTACTTCACTTATTACATCACGTAACACCATTTTCATGTAATGGGTATTTTCTACCATGTTATTTTCTATGTCAAAATAATTTATACCTTTAAGTAATTTATGAGGTACATCCGTTACATTATAAAGTGGGTGATATAAATGCCATTCTTCTTTAGGAATATGTACATACTTCGTACCTTTTTTATAACACTTAGGAATGTAACGAATACCTGTATTACGCATAAATACTTTTACAGGTAATATGTCTTCCGATTTTTTAACTTTATGATAATAAGCTACATCACCGAACATAGCATATATATTTTTGGCGAAAGAATCTGACCTCTCTAGGGTAGCAGTTAATCCTATTCTGTATGCCCCTTTAAATTCGTTGATTAAATCATATTGCTTACTTCCCGCTCTATGCACTTCATCAACTATGACACACCCAAATTCTTCTGTAACGTAACGTAGCTTATCTTTGTCTAACCTATTTAAAGTTTGAATAGTGGCTATTGTTATTTGCTCTCCTATTTCAAACTTCTTAGCTTTTATTAATCCCATTTTAAAATTGTCACCAAATACTACTTTTGCATCTTTTTGCCACCCTTTTACTAAATCGTCTTTATGTACAATAATTAAAGTTTTTTGGCGTAACATAAAAGAAATATGTAACCCTAATATTGATTTACCCATGCCTGTGTTTAATACAATTAATCCTTTTGTTGTGTCATTAAAGTACGCTTTTTCAGCTTCTTTTTGCACATCCCTTAGCTGTATTAGGCTCTGTGGGAACTTTACAGTATGTTCCAGGGATTTATCAATGTATTTGTCTAGCATGGTATAGCCATAACCTCTAGGGACTACATATTGGTGATTTTTCCTATCATAGGAATATAAATAAATATTCTTAGGTATGCGAGTTGAGTTGTACCCCGAATAACGTAAAGCGTTATAATATGCTTGGTTTTCCACTGTTAAATCGTCTTTAATTTCCTCAATCTCTTTTGTAGTTAAATCGGCTTCGTTAATGTAACACTTATCCTGTATTACTATCATACTTATAACTCCTTTCTTTACGTTAGGTTTAACAACCTAACAATATTTATTTAAACACTTTTCAAGTGTTAATAATATTTTACACGTGTCCTTAAACGCTTGTCAAGCGACCGAAACAAGAAAAGACAGCCATTACAGCTGTCTTCCAAATTTAGATGAAACGACTAAAAAATTCCACTAATAAAGCAGTAATAATTGTTATAATCGCTCCACTCGTTGCTTTATGTTTATCCTCTAAAAGTTTAACCCTTTCTTCTAAGGGAAGTACTCTACTTGCTATATTTTCAATTTCATCTAATTCCTTTTGCATATGTTTTACATCTTCTTCTATTACGTCCACTTTTTTAACGATTTTCTGAATGTCTTTTATGTCATTTTGTATTCCCTGTAAAGTAGAGTTCATTTGAGCAATATCCTGTAACACTTGTAGTAGGTATTTTTCGTTATCCATAACGCTCACCTACTTCTTGTCTGTTACATCACTCTTTACTCCTGTAACTTGTTTATATGTTTGGTGTACACCTATTGCTACACCCCAACATAAAATTGCGATTAAAAAATTAACGTAATCAATTCCTTTTATACCGAAAACTATAACAATAGAAATTGGTAATAAAACTAAAGGAATCCATTTGTTATCTAGGTATTTGTACGTTTTAAGTACTTTACCTATAATCATTAAACAAGTTACTAATAAAGCTAATTCTCCTGTAAGATATTGACTTACTAATGCTTCCATAAAGCATCCCTCCTTTAATTATGTATTACATCTTTGCATTATTACAAAGAGTGTAGTCCTAATACTTATACACAGGTTCTACCCATGTTTCATTTGCTGTAACGTAACCATATGGTGTTTTATACATATAACTAGAGCCTACTTTTACTTTGTCTAAAACAGTTAAAGCTGTTCCCACTTCTAACTCTTTTATAACAACATCATCTTCCCAACTTGGTTCACTTCTAAAGTTGACGGGTTTTATTATCCTAACATATTTAGGTAATTCAGTATGATGTTGTACACCTTTAGCTATATATGTTACGCCTAATTGTTTACATACACCTCTTGCTGTTGCTTCAGCACATTTTTCAATGAAATCCTCGTCTAACATGTGTTTAGCTTCTTTCCAATAATCCATAAAGCCATATTCTACTAAAATAGCTGGTGCATGTGTTTGTCTAAGTATTGCAAGAGTAAATCCACACATTTCAGTGTCTTGTACTACACCATAATCTCTTTCGGGTTGTAATGCTTTTTTTAATTCGGCATGTACCTTATTTGCTAAAGAAACGGATTTAGAAGAACAACCTCTAGTTTTTAATACTAATAATCCTTTTACTCTAGTTTGGAATTTTAAGCAGTTACCACTAGCATTAAAGTGATTAGATACAACTAAATCTACACCTAAATTATTAAAATGTTTTGCCCTAGTGACTAAAGGTGTATCTGTGTTATCTTTAAATCCCGAATATACTACACCTATGTGGCATCTTTTAAGTGCATCACCTAGTGCATATGACACTCTTTTGTTAAACTCATATTCATGTATTATTTGACCTTTTTTCTTTATTACATTACCTTTAGCATCTTTTATATCTGCTAAAATTGGTGGGGTTCTTTTCCCGTCTGTTACTAAGCTATGCCCAGCATCTATTCCTACTAAATATTTACTCATAAATATCTACCTCCTATACTTGTATTATCTTTGTACACGTTACTTTAATTGAAGCCACATCAAAGAACGCATAATCACTTTGACTAGAAGAATAAGTTTGTACCTCTGTCATACTTCCGTCACATATTGCTGTAACAATATCACTAGGTAAATTTAAAGTGATGTTACTGTTACGTGCAACACCTTTACCTTCACTGTAATATGACCCATTTGGGCGTTTTACTTTTGGAACTGGTACTGCTCCAGCATAACCGTGACTAGAATTTACTCTATGTAATGTAAGTGATATTTCAACTGTACCTTCTATTGCATCCAATACATAAGTTTTAACTTCTGTTGGAATTGTACCGTGACCTGTATGATTTTGATACGCTTTGCCATCAGAGTTAACCCAGTGACCTTGACCCATTTGTTTAGTTTTAGCACTTGTAAATAGACCACTTCCACTCACTGTAGTGTGTAGATTAGTTAAATCAAATACCTTACTTACTGTCTTACGTACTTCCTCGGGTGGCGTAACAGGTGGGTTAGGATTAGGACTAGGAGTTTCACCTCCACCTTCGCTACCTCCACCACTTGCTGATGGCACATATAAACTATCTTTACCTGTAGAAGTATTTGGTGAAGTGTAATTATGTAACGCCACAAAAGATAAAGAATCTAATTCATTACTATTCTTAGGATTTATTCTGTAACCCCCGTAATACATTACACCACTTGTACCAGCTAAACGTCTTGTACAATTACCTATATTGTTTTGGTCATGTATTGTAAACATGTTATTACCATAATATTGGTTTTCATATTGTGCCACGTCACAGTTATTAACAAATATGACACCTCCATTTTCTACTAAAGCAAACGTGTCTATAAATGTTGTATCCGTTATCTTTTTACTACGTATACCTTTTACTTTTATTGTCGCATTATCTGCTACTAATAAAGCGTTACATCCTTTAGGACTATCTAATACTGCTCCCATATCACTTAAATGATTATATCTTTGCCCTTCTATTTGTAATACTACTGTATTGTTACATGCTTTTATTGCATACTGACCTTTAACTTCTTTACTAAAATCTAATGTTATCTTTCCATTACCTATTAACCCTTCAAATACTGGTTTGTCTAAATTGTAATAATCTCCATTCTCAATTTTTACTGTAACATCTTTGTCTAAGTAACACCCAAAGGACTTAATATATCTAGCAATATCCTCTATACTGTCAGCTTTATTTGAAGTATTACGTCCTGTTCCGTCCCCTGTTGCATTTGGAGTTACATATAAGGTACTTGGTACTTCCTTTGTTACACGTAATAATTGTAATGTTTCCCAATTTATATCTGTTGCTGTAACACTTTGAAAAACGGAGTCAAAATCAGAACCAATTTTTATTAAAATGTTCCCGTCATTATCTACGAATTTAATACCTTCTGTACCTATAAATATGCTCCCTACTTTTTCTAATGTTGTTGTATCTATTAAATCTGTTTGAAATTTTCTTGTCCCAAATTCTTCTAATTGTTGTTGTACTGCTTTTATTTGTTCTTTTAATCCCCCAGTGATATTTACTGGGGGTTTAGTAGAACCCATACCTATGTATAAATCTAGGGTATCTACTGAAAATCCAGGTTCTGCTACTGACATACGCTTTGGCACATCTCTAGCAAATCCATGTTTAAATTGTATCTGACCTTTTCGTGTTCTGTTACCTGTAGTCATATACTTTCACCTCCATATTTTTATTATACTATATCTTTCCTATTATTAAAATAACAGGGCGTAACGCCCTGTTATCTATTTTATTACATTACACCTTAAAATGTCATCTATATGTAATATTACGCATTTAAGAATGTTGTAATAGCGTTCATTGTTGTACCTATTTCTGCATCTGTCAATACCCTGTTGTACACTAGGACTACTTTCCAGTATATTTTAGATGTAGCGACATTTCCTAGTAACGCTGGATAACTTCCTTGACTAAATGCTGATGATAATACTACATTTTTATTTGTTGGAGTATTTGCTGTAAATGGCATAGTATCAGTATCTACTCTTAAAGTTTGTTTGTTATATCGTAATGCTATACAACCATTTATTGAGTATCCTGATTCTTGAGTGGTCATATTTATTGAACCTAATTTAGTACCATCTGCACCAATATATCCTACCTCATTTGTATTTATATATGCTGAACTTGTATTTTGAGATAATTTTTGTTTATTTGATAAAATAGGATTTTTAGCGTTCGTAAAATCACCTGCAAGTATTACAGTTTGAGATTCTCCAAAATCATAATAATTACTAAATCTATCTAATGTTAAGTGGTCTTTATAATTTGCTCCTTCCCAATAGAAACTGTTTCCGTCAAATTTCATATATGGAGCTATATCAGTTGAATTATTATTAGCAACTTTCCATTGTAGTTGAGTATTATCTATTGCATTTGTCCATGATGTACTAGACATACCATTTCTATCTAATTGTAGTGTTAATCCACTTGTTGTATGCCCTGTAAGTTGAACTGCTTCTTTTACTGTTACAGAACATTCAGCTTTTACATTTTCATTTGCACTTGAGTATGCAGTTATAGTACAAACACCTTTAGTTTTACCTGTAACAACACCATTACTTACTGTTGCTACATCAGTATTACTTGATTTCCAAAGAATCGAATCAGTATGATTAGCAGGTGTAGCAGTTGCAATAAGTGTACTGTTAGTTCCTGTATAAATTTCTAACGTATTTTTATTTAATGCAATACTTGTAGAATTTATACTCGTATTTTGTGCCACAGTTACATTAATAGTAGCTGTAACTCCATTTGTTGCTCGAGCTGTTATTTTACAAGTACCAACTCCTACTGGAGTTATTCTTGAACCATACACAGTTGCCACATTGACATTACTTGACTCATAGTTGACATTGTTATCCCAAGCTGTAGAAGGGTTAACTGAATAATATACATCAATAGGGTCATCACCGACATTGAAAGATACATTATTTTGAGTTAATGAAATAGATTGAACTTCTTCTTTTTCTGTAACTCCAACTGGTGCATAAACTCTAACCCAATCAACTTCCATTTTCATTGAAGTACAGTCATCTGTAGGATATCCACCTGTAGAACCAACTGCCATATTTAGTATAATATACATTGGTCTATGCCATGATTTTATATCTGATATATCTTTTCTTCCAGTTTCAACGCCATCTATATATGCAATAATTGTTGTTTCTGTCCATTCTACAGCATAAACATGATATTGTGAAGCATCAATATTTTTAGTACCGAATATTATAGTCTGATTACCTTTTCCGTCATCTTGATTATACCAACCACCTTGAGCAATTTCGCTTTTAGTTCCTCTACCTTCGAACATATCTATTTCACCATTTTGCGCCCATTGAGTTCCTAGACTCTTTTTGACACCATGTATATTTTCTCCTGTTGGATAGTGTGCGCAAGTACCAATTGTCCAGAAAGCTGGAAATGCACCAGATACTACGTCATATCTTAGCTTAGCTTCTAATCTTCCATATTTGAACCCACACAGACCACTTGTGTCTATGCGTCCACTACTCCAAGTATAACCACTAACATAGCCGTCTTTTTTTGCTTCTAATATTAAATTACTATTCTCTATTCTTACATTTTCAGTTCTACCTACTGTATATGCTTGTTGTTCACTACCTCCACTATTGTGAGTTGCATATCTCCATTTTGATGTATCAAGTGTAGCATCATCAAATTCGTCATGCCATACTAATAATCTATCCTGTAATATTCCTTCTAATTTTGATAAATCTTCGTCACCACCACTTATTAATTCAGTAGTAACTGTTATGACAATATTTCCAATAACTCTAGGTATAATTATTTTACCACCTGAATAGACATCATTTGTAATATCTGTGCCGTACATAGTTACTGTTACATTTTTTATTCTATAATTGCTATTAGCAGTTATAGTAGCATTATAAGGTGAATTTTCCTCTATAGATGTTGCAGAGTTACTATTAGTAGCATGAGATAAATTGTTTGTTATACTGTATTTTGTTGTAGGTGTAGGTGTAACAGAACCATTACCTAATGGTATTGTTGCTATCACTACATTATTGTATTTTATTTTATAAAAACTCTCTGTTTGTTCCGTACTAAATTGATACGGAATATCCTTCACTTGTGTACTAAGTTCTACTAATGCACCTTTCAAAGTCTTGTCATTTGTTTCTACGCCTTCTATCTCTAAAATTTGCACTTCACTTAAAGTCTTATTAATCAAACTTTCCAGTTTGACTTTTTTAGTGACCCCATTTTCACTAATTAAGGCATATGTGTCACTTGGGATTACATTTAAAATTTCTGTTAATTGGTCTATTGTTACCATGTCATTTGACATTTTAATTCCCTCCTATCTATTTATTTGAATAAATTGTTGTTTATCCGTTACAATATACTTACCATCCGAAGTTGTTAATTTTCCACCTTGTGGAACAGAAGGATTAACTTGTGCTTTAAGGAGCGCAACATCCTTTTGTAACGTGTCAACAGCATATATTAACTTATCCACTTTTTCCATATATACTTTTAATATATCCTCCTGTGTGTTTTCTTCCCACACAGGGGGTTCATTCATCTTTGCAGTATTTCTATATTCCTTATGTTCTAATAAACAAAACACTTTAAAACCTGGTGGGTATAAAATATTGTTTACATTAGCTTTTAATGCTTCCAAACTGTCACATAACTGTCTAGCATCTAAAGGTTTTCTACCCGAATATTCAAAGTTACTTCCTACTTGTGGCATCTAATCACCTCCTAAAAACTAAATGTAAATGTTATACCTGTTGCAGATGCTTTATCTTTTATAGTGTAAACGTAATATGTTACGCCTTTAAGTGTCATTTCACTTTTTATAAAATCATTTATATAACTAAACCCATTTCCGTCTTTTATGTCACGTAATGTTCCGTATGCTTTAGGATAGGCATAAAACACCTTTTTATCGTTGTAAGTTAATGTAACAGATTTATTACCTTTTGTTTGTACCAGTTTATTTTGTCCTAAAATATAGGCTTCTGTAAGGTTATCAGAGAACGTTCCATAATATATGGGGGATACAAAATATATTGTAACACTTGCTGTTGCTGTAGCGTTCTTGGCATCTGTTACCTTTAGTGTGAATGTCTTTGTAACATTGAGTGTTCCAGTAAAAGTTGCTGTGTCATCTGTAGGCTGTACATTACAATCCGTTAAAATGATATCAGTAGCTTTTCTACTTAATGACCAGTTAAACACTATATTGGATAACACTGTGCCAACTTCATACACAAAAGTTGAAAGGTTCGCCCTAAATGAATTTATCTTTATTGGAGTGTATTTTAAATCCTCAAACATTTGATTTATTTTACTAGCACTCCATGTTGTAGTAAGTCCTGTGGAGTTATCGTCTATTTCTGTACCTCCACCACTTCCTCCTGTACCGTTTGCATTTATCAGTTTAGGTGGAAGGTCTTTACCTTGACCCATATATAATTCATTTGTATCTGTACAGTATAGAGGTTCACCCTCTAAGCCATAAGGTAAATCATTCTTCTTACCTCTTTTAAATTGTACAGTTGAATCTACTGCCATTTTGTATCACCTCCTTATTGTTTAATTAAACTTGGTTTAACCGAATACATACTTGTATTTGTTAAACTCTTTGACACGAAGAAATATACATATACCTGTATTGTGGATGTTATAGTAAACGTATCACCTGCACCTCTGTCCCATACATGGTCACTACCTTCTGTATTAGGTATATTTGTTCCGTCAGCTTTTTTAACACTTAACCCCCATAACAGTGATGTTCCTGTTGAGTTAACTTGTGGGTGTGTTGGTGTACCACTTAATTTATATGTTCCAGGGGTTAATGTAATAGGACGTTCCTTACCATATAAGTAAAATGTTGTTTGGTCTGTACGTGCTGAAGTGTCTGTTACTTGAACTGTAAATCCTCCACTGGCTTGTGGCTTAAATGTTAACCCATTTACTGTTTTAGTTACACTTACCTGTAAGCTATCAAAAGCATATTGAGGTAATAAATTTACACCACTAGGCGTTACATATTTTTTTGGACTATAATCAGGTCTTACTATTAAAACTACTTCATCCATATGGTCTGCAAAGTTACTAGCGAGTATAGTGTTACCTACTGCATCATCACTTCCTGTTACTTGAAAATATACTGTAGGGTCATTTGCAAATATTCCTACATGGGATATTCCCATGAAACGTGATTTTTGGTGGTCATTTGCTGTAGCTTTTGCCCAAAATAGCATATCCCCAGCTCTTACATCAGAAGGTAATGATGATGGAGGGTTTCCAGGTTCATATACGTGTAACGTTCTACCTTGTTGATAATAATACTCTGCCAATTCACTTGCTGTTCTTATACTTTTGTAACCTGTTTTAAATGAATATTTAAAATCCTCATGTGTCTGCATATCTAAATAAGGGTCAGCAGTATTTAAACTAGAAACGCATGTCTTATCTAATCCCAAACTTGCTAGTGTTACATTAGCTTTACCATAGGCTTTAGCGTAAGGACTTTTATTAAATGGTATGTTACGAGCGACTAAGCCACCTAAAGTAGAACAGTCCATGTAACATCTACCTTCTGAATCAGTTAACACTCCGTCACCAAATATTCCATGTGATTGACTATATTTAAACTCTACACCTAGAACACGTCTTGCTATGTGATAACTTTTAGCACAGTCAGAAGCTAACTGACCATAAATTTCTTCGTCATGGTATTTTGGTAAATTTCTTAATCTCTCTAGTGTACCTTGTACACCAAATATACTTATAGGTGTTTCTTCTCCATTTATTCTTCTACCACGTAATATATATTCACTTTTTAAGTTAGCGTCACCCTTTACAGTTATATCTCCACCTATATAATTACCTTTTCTTACAGCGATTTGGTCTTGGTTAGAAGGTGTAACAGCTGAACCACTAAGAGTTGGTAATTGATAACCTGCCTTTTTAATGTCTTGTGCGACTAATCCTGCTGGTTGATTTTGTGTTACAGTGAAATACCCGTTATCTACATTAAAGCTGACTGTCGGTGTAGCAACCTCTGTTCTGTTAACTTTACCTGTCACTTTCCCATTATCAATATACGCCATTTTATTTATCTCACTAGCGAACTGTGTGGGTCTTAATTTAGTACTTCCTCCTGTTACGTTACGTATAGCTGTACCTATACTTGTAAATAAATCGCTTAGTGTACTCATTAATACTCACCTCCTATGGCATCTGAAATAAGGGTATCCACATATGTTTTTAGATTAGCTTCAATCTTAGAGGTATCAACTTCTCCACCACCTGTGTGTATATTATCTATCAAGGCTTTCAATGCTTTACCTTGATTAGCAGACAATGGATTTATAGCACTTGTTGATGTTAGAGCATCTATTACATTAGGGAAATTTATTGCATTACCAAAAGTACCATTGGAATTTTTAAGCATTAATCTTTCACCTGTTAAATCTAATCCTGTTACTTCTGTTCCTTGTAACGTTTTAAAGTCTATTAAGTCAGTCCATAACGTTTCACCTTTGTAACGATACTGTAACACTTTATTTCCATTTACTTGTATTTCAAGTTCTCTAGCATCATTTCCTGTATCGGGCAAACTAGGGTCTAGTATATCTGCACTATCTGTAAATAAACCTCCACTATATACTGTGTCACGCTCTGTATCTAAATCTCCAAATCCCCCTCCGTCTATTACAACTTTACCTAATAAACCTCTTAACTTATCTAGTAAATCTTCTTCGTCTTTTAGGTCTGTAATATCTAATGGGTCATTTCCGTCTACCATATGTGTTTCAGCATGACCTTCACCCACTATAGGTTTTATATAATTCTCTGCGTAACAGAAAATCTTTTGTCCCTCATGTATTTCAATATTGAATCTAATACATTTACTGTCTACTTCCACATAGTCTTCGGGCATTAATAGAAGTCCGTCAATAAATACTAGCATTGTACTTTTACCAAAAGCATATGCTCTAGGGAAATCTATAACAGTTTGACCCTCTTTAGCTATACACGCATAAGTAAATTTAGTGGTGTTATGCCCTTTAGTACTTACTGTTACATTAAAGGTATCTGCTCCTAAATACCCTATATCTAGGTATGTCGCATTTTTATCTGAATTATCTGTCACCAAGTCATACATTATTTGTATTCTTCTTGTTGTTTCTTCATTTACACGTTCATCCCACATACTATTAGCTACCACCCTACTCTCTTGAGCGTTACCTTTAAATTTTATAATGTCAGTGTATGCTTTTTCTTCTTCCCAAACTTTAAGGTAAGCGTGATGACCTCTTAGTATTTCACATGATAAATGTGTAATGTCTATTAAATAACCTCCTACTACAGCAACTTCATTATCTAATGTAAGGAAGCCGTCTTTATAAGACAGGCTTCCTATATTCATTAAACCGTCACCTATGTAATCTTTTACAAATTGTTGTTGTCTGTAGTAAGAAATGTCCTGTAGTTCATTAAGTTCTGTTTCAAGTACATAACTTCCAGCACCGACTTTTACACTTTTAAAATTAGCATCTGCATTGAAGGATGAACCTAATGCGAATCTATCTGACATATCTTACACCTCCTAGTTATTATTATTAAATGTAAACCTCATACTACGTTCTATTTGTAGATTTTCCGTTTTACTTTGTAGCTTGTGTATTTTGTGGTTTATCATTATACCACTGTTTAATTCACTTGTGGCATCTCCACCTATTATGGCGAACTCTCTCCAATCCCCATTACACTCACTAGCGTTGAATGTAAGTGTTATTTGTAACACGTTTGTTATACCAGCTGTTACATTACCACTTGCGTCTAAGAATTTAAAAGCAGATGACGGAATTGCTTTTCTTCCTATTTCATTACTAAGTTGTGTGTCAGTAGGTGACGGACTAGGTAAATTGGTATCACTCCAACTTGCTTGACCACTACCTACTGCCCAATAACATAATCCACCTTTACCAGCTAAAGCATATGCTATGGCTTTATTTATGTTATTGACTATGGTATTTTTACTCCACTCTGTTTCTTTTATTAATTCTCCAGTCTTTGCATCATAAACTTTGTCTTTAAATTGCCCTACGGCATGTAAATTATTTTTATCCATTACTATACCTCCTTTTGATAATATTATAGCATACTCATTACACCATAACTATACTAACTACAGATGCACTCACATAGGCTACTTTACCATGATACTCTACAGCAATCCAGTCTTTGCTATCATCTAAAACTGTAAATCTATAATTAGTACACGCTTTTCCTAACACAGAATAACTTGTTCCAGCACCACTTCGTATGCTACACCCTTGTTTTGTAATGGCAACTTTTCTTGTAGATGTTACAACATCCCCTATTATTACTTTTACACCATTACCTTTACGTCTTCCAAACGTATTAGCTTCTGTAGCAGTTTTCATACAAAGGTCTACATGATAAGTTCCGTCACTATCTACTACTATTGCTCCCCCTCTATCTGTAGCTGTAAATATAAGGTTGTCATACTTAGTACCTGTGCCAAGTACTTTTACTTTACTTCCAAGTGGCACATTTTTAGGTACTGCACATGTTAATTGGTCGGGATATCCGACTAAAGGATTACCTATAGCATCTTGGTAACCTCCTTCTAATGTAGAAGAATCGGGATAATAAGCTGTAATATTTGCTAAGAATGTTTCACCTACTAAAGTACCTGTTGTATCTCCAGCTTGTTCTGTGTTACTTGAATCTATAAATGGATTTTTAGTTAAGTATTGAATGTATGGAAGTTTACCATGTTTAGTCCATTTTCTAGTATGTAAGTCCGTTGGGTGATTGCTACAATTACTTACAGCTGTTAGCATAACACCATTCCATTCTTCACCCCAACTTGTACCTAACCCTATTCTATTCCAACGTGGGGAACATTCGATACATTTTCCATTACCTACATATAAGCCAAAATGACCAGACATCCATAGTGCTTCACCTATCGCCATATTATCCCAGCCTGTACTTGACTTACCTGTACAGTAACTGAATAATCCGTCTGCTGATGCATCGGGTACACCGTTACTTGCATATTTTGCACCACCAAAAGATTTACTTGCGTCACCATTCCAACCCCATAAAATAGCTTTATAAAGATTGACACAGTCAAATCCCCAATATCTCTTACTACTATTAATATATTGTGTATAGTTTGCCTTTCTTGCAGAAGTATAGAAGCTAGGATATTGTTTTGCCTTAGCATTTACTACACTTTGCGTTACAATTTGTCCTATACCACCATAAAGATAACATGTGTTATAGTGTCTTAATATTTCATACGCTTTTGCCATTAATTGATAGTTATTAGTTACTTTTCCCGTAAATCTATCGGGTACATATAGAGGGTCTTTAGTGTCGGGAGGTATAGGAGGTAATTCAGTTCCTCCTTCACTTGTTATTTGTACATATTTATTTGACACGTAACCATAATCATTATTGTATTTTATTTTGTACCAACCTGTTGCATTGTCTTGACCTACTATTTGTACTTGTGTACCTGTTGTTAATGTACCGATAACGTCATAATCTGTACTTGCTCCACTTCTAACATTGACATTACCTGTTGTTACACCTATTTTTTCTAAAGATGTATCCCCCTTACCATCATCTTTATTATTTTCTGTATCTAGTATTGTGGCTTTTACATTACCCCACAAAATATCATAACCTGCTTGGTTTAAATGGCATCCGTCACTAGAGTATTGACTATCTAATATATTATTGACTAACAAACCTTTACTTGCATCAATATGGTGTATACTTAAATCTATACATACCTTATCTGTTGCAGTATTAAACCCGTCAATCATTTTATTCATTGTGGTGTAATCATGTCCGTCACTAAATTTCTCACCCATGTGATATTCTTGTATAACATATACAGGCGTTGTTGGAAATTCCTCACGTAATGCTGTTAACATATTTTTCATGTAATATTGACCACTTGTTTCGGGGTCATTTACACCTAATAAAATTATGAAACATTTTGCATCCTTTGGATATTGCGTTAATCTATTTACACCAGTTTTTGAATTATAGAAGTAATTAGCTGAACACCCTATTTTAGCGTCTACTGTCATATCTTTAAAATATCTGTCACCATAACCTTGCATAGCTACAAAACGTGAATCACCCATAACAACTGCACCTGTTAAATCTGTCAATTTTTCTATACCAGGGTCAGGGTCGGGTACAGGTTCGGGGTCTATCGGTGTTGGTGTTGGCGTAGGTGTAACACCTCCCGAATTAGATAAATCTGTCACTTCATCTGTATAATCTCCTTCACTTATAATACTGTATACAGTGTAACGCTCTTGTTCTGTTATACACCCAAAATCTAGTTCTGTTACATGCAATTTTACGTCCTCTATTTCGGGAAGGTATTTTAATCGGTCATAATGTTCATATTGAACATTACCATATGTTCTGTCTGTTACAACTTCTGTATCTCTAAATCCACTTTCTACAACTGTTACATTTACTTCTTCGTTATAATCTTCCTCGTCAATTAAATGCTGATTTAATACGAATACCACATTTATATAACTTGGTACTAAGTCTTTTAAATACCTTCTAATTAATTCTTCTGATATTGTTGCTTCCATTTCTAGTGTATGTATTTCAACATATACTATAAACCTACTTGTTAATTCACTACCAGCATATCTGTAATGTATTGTTTGAGTTTCGGCAAAAGTTAAAGATTGTTTTGCCCCTAAAGGTAGCTCTACTTCATCTACCCATGTTTTGAACGCATATTCATTACCTTCTGTTATGTCAACGTCATAACCTGTTAATTCCCTTGCAACAAATTCTATTACGTCACGTGTTCCTTTACGTTTAAGTATTGGAACAATGTTAGCTAGTAACTTCCTTTGAAAGTCTTCTGATATATCGTCATATATTTTTATGCCAAACATTTTTGCATAATAAGGTAAAAACTTACTAGGCATTTTCTCCACATCTAATAAATCTTTTATGTCATCTGTTTCCTCAAATACAACATTTAGATATTCGCCTAAACATTTTAAATAACGCTCTAAAGTGTACTCTGTTTCAATATCCCTGTAACGATAATATGCTGGAAGTTGTTTGTATAAATAATTGCCAAAATCCATTACACAACCCCTCCATTCATTATTGTATTAATAGTTTGTAACGCTGTCACAGTTCCAGGTTCTGTTGGGATTATTTTGGCTTTATTGTCATCTAAATATCCTGTTACATCTAAAACACCTTCAATATCTAATACATCTGATAAAATACGTGACAAATACATTGGTTCTCCAATTTTTCTAGTGTCTAAATTATAATTGGCGAATAGTGTGTCTGTTATTACACTTCTTGTCATAGCCTTTGATGCTGTTTCCTCTAGTGTAATGTCTAAATTCAATGTTACATATTGTATCTTTGCCCATTTTATTGAAACTGTTACACCTAATGCTTTTTTGCTTAGGTAAACTTCCTCTAAAGATTTACGTAATTGTTTCAACGTGTCATCATTCATGTCCCCATAATTTTTAGGTAACACATATACTGTTATATCCAATGGTTTAGATTTTTCGCTATATGAATAGGCATCTAAAACATACTCTTGCCCTTTTAAAATGTCTGCATAGTCTTCTGTTGTAATACAACTCCATTGTGTTTTAAAGGAAGATGACGCATTTAATTTTATTTCCTCTAATGTTTCTCTATCTACCCCTAATAAATAAGGTTCGGCTGGATTAAATGTACTCTTTACATAAGCCAAATTTTCATCAGTTTTATTTATAACTCTAGGTGCTACATTACCTACAGTTCCTCCACCTATTCTATATGTCACAGTTAATCCGTCAACATGTATGGCTGGTATTTTACCACTACGTCCATTACCAAAGTGTACTGTTGCTACATTATTTTCATCCAATGTAACAGTATAATGTTTGTCTAAAGGAGATGAATTTATAAAGTTAGAAACTCTAGTCCATTCTTCTGTCATACCATTTTCACTTATGGCACTAACTATTACACTATCTTTTATTACACCACTTCTTGGAACAGTAAACGTTTGATTGGCTGTTCCGTCAGATGACCCCAATACATCATTTTCTACTGTATATCCTTGTGTACATGACACTTTATATAAATATTCTCCTTTTTCGTCTTTTTCTAATCCTGTACATTTTGCTGGTATAATAAGGTCGGTATCTAATTCAAAGTATAAAGATGACTCTCCATACTCTCCTTTAGTACGTAACAATGTTCCAGCTGGAATAATAGTGTTATCTTCTGTCGGAATTATTTCAAATACTTGGTACACTTTGGAAGGTGTATTCTCTTGTATTTCATAACCTAATATTCCTTGTGCTATCATCATTACACTACTACGCTCCCTTGCTGTAGCTAAAAATACTTCGTTTGCCACTTTATCATTGTAATATGATAAGATATCTAACCCATGCGCTAATAAATCAATTAACACTATACCTGCATCACTATCAGAAGTGTCTGTGTATTCGGGTATTAATTGTTGTAATCTTTGAATCATATCCTGTCTAAGTCCTGCATAATCTCGGTTTGTATAATCCACATTATCCCTTACTTTCAAAGTCAGCACCTCCTAAATTAATTAATGTGCATAATAATCCTAAATTCGGGAAATCTACTAATGTATACTTAATCTCCACTTGTATTACGCTTTTTTCCTGTAATATTGTAATGTTTTGTTCATCCACGTTTATACGTGGTTCATGCTTACGTAACGCATCCATTATTTGGTAACGTAACAAAGAGTATAAAGAGGAATCTTGAGCCTTAAATATATCAGTATCTAGTTCTGAACCAAATTCATAGTTCATTACTCTTTCACCTAAACACGTACACAATATTTGCTCAATACTTTCCTCTATATGCTCTACATCTTGTAAGTTGGCTTCACTCATTACAACGCCACCTTTATTCCCTATTCTAAAAGGGAAACTTATTCCTCGTACATCTTTATCCATTTATCTTGTTCACCCCACGTTCCTACATAGATTGGTGTACTACTTATATCATCTTTCTCAAATTCAATCCATACCATTTGTCCCACTTGGGGAATATGGTATTCAAACCCTAAAGGGATACAAGGATAACACCATGCACTCTCACTATTCCCATAAATCAAAGGGCAATATACTTTTATACGCCCCATTTTCATGGGGTCTTTAGTATTTATTACTTTACCTCTGTATTTCATTATGTTACACCTCCTATGGTAATGTTAGTGTAATGCCTACTTTTAAAACGTTCTTACTTTTTATTTTCGACTTATTTGCCTTATATATTTTATCAGCATACTTAGTGCTTCCATAATACTTCTTTGAAATGCTGTATAAGGTATCTCCTTTCTTAACCTTATGTGTTTTATTTTTCGTTACAGGTTTGACTGCGTCACTCTGTACAGTTTTCTTACCTTTTATGGCTATGTCATAGGCTTTAGTATAGTCACCAAATCCGTTACGTTCTACTTTTAACGATTGTTTAAATTCTGTACCCGATAACTCAAAATCTACTTCTGTAACATAGTATAAACCTGTTAGTGCTTCTCCCACTCCTTCTAATCGTATGGTTTGTCTTGCATCTAACTCCATATAAGGTTCAAGAGTGTCTATGTCACCTTCTAAAACAGCAACTTCATCTTTTCCGTCACCTACACGTGGCATATTATCACTTCCCTTGCTTATTCTTAGTTTTAGTTGTTGTAACTTCCGTTACACTTTGTGTGGCTAAATCGTAATCCTGTTCATATACGGGAACACGTTTAGTCACGCTATTTATAGTTGGTTTAAAGGATTTTATGGAACATTCTCCTTTTCTATATTCAAGTGTTTTCTTAGGTGTTTCCAATAAGTTTTTCTTACAGTAATAACCTGTGCCATTAAATACATAACATAACCAATCATCTGCTTCTTCATCTGCCAATTTCTTTAGGAATGACATATCTGTTTCATTACTTTGTGACACTTCCGAACTACTGGAATTACTATCACTTGTTGAAGGTTTATCCTGTGATTCATCTATTACAGTTTTTAAGCCATAGCTTTGGAATATCTCTCTAGCTATTACATGACGTTTTTTGTTACCCCAGTTTTTAGATTTTTTCTTCCTATCTAATCTGTAACTTTCATCTGAACATGCAATAGTCATTGTAGGAACATCATTTGACATTTCCACACTTACTTGAGCAACATACCCTACAAAATTTACTGTTACACTATCAGCTTTATCCTTTTTAAAAGAAAAATTAACGGGTACATTTTGCTTGAACAATTCTACATCACCTATAAAAGTCATTTCGGGGTCATTTATGTGTATCTCTAAAGAGGATGCCCCTGTACTTATTTTTTTCATTTTTATACTAGATATAAATTCCTTCATTTCGGTAGTAAACTGTTTACCATTTAAGTTTATGCTGAAAGGTACCATTTATTACACCTCATTTCTCAAAGGAATTAACAATAAATCGCCTGGTTTTACATCTAAAGGCGTTTTGTATTTAGGGTTACTCTCCATTATTCTCCACCATAGACTTTCGTCACCATAACATTTATACGCTATATTCATTAAAGTGTCCCCTTCTATTACAATGTAACGATAGTGTTCTTCATCTGTCACCAATTCTCTACGAGTTAATATCTGTGTGTTATCCCTAATAGTTGTAGGTGTATCTTCGTAACGTGAGCCTTTAAAAATCATTTATCTCTCACCTCCACAATACTTATGTCACAGGTAGCTTCCGTACATTTCAAATTATTATCAAATAGGGTTTTATTCACTTTTAAAGAGTTTATATATCCTTTACATACAGAAGTTCCAAATACACACATAACCATAGGTGGTTCACTATATTTTGTTTTAGGTGTTACTAAACCTTCTAAGTATGTTATAAAGTCTTCTGTGTCTTCACCTCTAAGATATAAGGAGTAAGGTCTTGTTATAACACTACCTTTTCCATACTCAATTTTAGGATAAGATAATCCTGGAGAAACCATAGTGTTATACTCTTTACCTATGTCATATTCTACGCTGTTAGGGTTAAACATGAACTTCCTTATTTCATTTGTGTCACAATTTTTTAAGTAACCTTTTACTTTTGCTCCAGCACCCATTTTATCACCTCCATTTAATATAATTATAGCCTATGCAATAAAATAAATAAATCTCTATTACATAGGCTAATTACTTTAATATACAAATAAATCTCTCTTATTCTTAACCTTTTGTAGCATATCAAATATTCTTTCAGCATCTTCCATTGTGAAAGATTTTCCGTCTTGTACTTGAATGTTGAAATTTATTGTATCGTTTGAAGTTCTGTTATTGTTATTATTTGTATTATTTGTATTTGAAGTATTTGTTGTAGCCATTACAGGTGTTGCAATTTTTCCTATGCGTTCTCTCATGTCAAAATCTTGAGCGTTAGGTAATGCATATTCTATTGCCCTTTCAGTTTTAGGTTTTTCTTGTGTAACCCCTATATTATAACCTTCCATTGTATTTATACCTAGAGATTTAAATACTCTTGAAGGTGAATGTATACCTAGTAAAGATTTAGCTTTGTTTATTGCACCTTTTACTGCTCCTGTTACAGATTGAATTAGTGCTGATGCTTTAGATTTTACACCATTTACTAAACCTTGTATCATGTTTCTACCTATACTAAGGAATTGAGAACCTAGACCTTTAACTCTACTTATCATAGTTTTTACTGCATTAACCACGTTGTCTTTAGCTCTTATTGCTCCTGTTTTTAAACTAGATGCAAAGGAAGATATCCTAGTTTTAGCACTACTTACCATACTTGATAACTTACTGCCTACACTACTTACTAAACTAGATATTTTAGAAGTAAAGCTATTTACCATGCCACTTATTTTAGAAGCTATACCACTTACTAAACTACTTATTGCTGACATAATACGTGTTTTCATACGAGTAAAGTAACCTACTATTTGATTGATTGCACCTAGTAAGAAATTACCAGCGTCACAAATACCTTGTTTTAACCCTTCTATTACATATCTACCTAATTCTGCCATTACAGTAGAAGGTGAATGTATACCTAAAAGGCTCTTAAATCCGTCTATGATAGTTTGACCTATTTGACATATTGCATCCCAAGCACCTGAAGCTAATCCTGTAATTCCGTCTATTAACCCTTGTACTACATTAGTTCCTAGACTTAACCAGTCTATACTTGTAATATAACTCACTATAGAATTAAACACAGTAGATGTAACATTCCACATTGTAGATAATACTGATGTTACAGTACTACATATAGTATTCCATGCTCCACCAAAATCACCAGTTAATATTTGTCCTACAGCTTTAATTATACCACCTATTATAGTAAATACATTTTGTATAGTACCTCCTATAATACTACATGCTATGCTTACAACTGTTTGTACTGTTTGGAAAGCAAAAGACATAACCTGTTGTATTGTAGAAGCATGTTGAGAAATAAAGGATGCTATTCCGGCAAAGGCATTTATTACAACTAAGAATATAGTACCTACTACAGGTAATATGACATTACTTATTACTGCCCATGCTCCCGAAATTATGTTACATATACCATCCCATACTGTTCTTGCACTTTGCATTATTTCTTGACCATGTTGTTCCCAAAAGTCTGTTATAGCTCCAACTATAGTTAATACAACATCCATCATACCTTGTACAGCTTGGCTTACTGCTGGTAATAATGTTTCATATGCCCATTTTACTTTATTGTTAATTGTGTCGCCATGTTCACTCCAAAAGTCTGTCACATGTTGCACTAAATCTTTTAATACAGTCAATGCTCCATTTACTATGCCACCTATTACAACTCCTAAACCTTGATATATTGATGAAACAAAATTTTGTATAGTTTCTCCGTGTTCTTTCCAAAAGTCTGTTAAACTTTGAATTATTGGTGTTACAACAGCATTTAATAAATCGGCTAAGAATTGATAAGCAACCATTAAACCATTTTGTATCTCGTCTGCATGGGCTTTCATATATTTAGCCACTTCTTGTAATAAACTTGCTAGAGGTGTCAAAACTGCGTTTAATATATTTATTGCTCCTGTTAGTCCACCTACTATTAAATTTGTTACTGTTTCAACTGCACTACCCGATTTTTTAAATCCTCCTGTTATATCTCCGAAGAATACGGAAAGTACAGAACCTATGGCACTAAATATTGTTCCGAATATAGTACCTAGTGACTGCATGATAGATTTCAAGTTCTCTATGACGGGCTTCAATTTGCCGTCCATAGCTTCACGAACACCATTTATTACTTGTGTAACAAAGCTACTTATAGCTTTCCATATTTTCATAACACCGTTACGGAAGTTTTCGTTTGTTTTCCATAATGCCATTATACTTGCAACTAAAACTGCTATTGCAATTATCCAAGGACTAAATCCTAATCTAGTTCCAAGAGTTCTCCATAACCCTGCTATTGAACTTCCCAATGCTCTAATACTTGAAATAGGATGTAAGAACATTGTTCCTAACCACCTTACACTACTACCTAACAGACGTACTGATGCACGAACACCACGTAATGCTAAATTGGCTGTGTCACGAAATAGTCCTACAACACTTCCTGTTTGTCTAAAGTTTGTTCCTATTTGCATAATACTAGAACCTAAACGTCTTGCTCCAGCTATAGGTCTACGTACAGCACCTAAAGCTCTTGCACCAAACCATGTTGCTCTATTTGAAACAGCTGTAAATGCTCGTGTACCTAGATTTCGTATACCATTGAACATGTCAAAAGCTAAAAGTTGTACTCCAGCTATTGGATGACGTAATAATGTAAATGCTGTACCTATTCTACTTCCTACGGCTCTCCCTATTCCTCCTAATCTTTGAAATGCTCTACCTACAAAACCTAATCTACCTGTTAGAGGTGAGAAAACTGTACTACCTAGTGTCTTAAAAGTTTTAAGTGTATTAAAAGCTGTCATAGCTGTTAATAATCCTATACCAAAGCTATCAAAAAAAGCTGTTATGGTAGGGTGAGCCTTTTTAAATTCATTAACAAACTCTTTAACGGATTTTATTGCCTTATTAACAGACTCTCTAAACCATTCACAGTTATGATATAAGGTTAAGAATATACCAACAACGGCTGTAACAGTTGTCGCAATACCCACAAAGAAACTTACTGCTTCAGCTAGTCCCATTACACTACCCCCAGCTTGTGTAATATTGGCTACTATGGAAGTCCATATGAATCCTCCAGCAGTCTTAATTGCTAAAAATGCTCCTACTACTAAGGTTGCAATAGGTACTATTAAAGCTAAGGCTGTTGCTATACGGGTAATGATAGGATGTGCCTTTTCAAAAGCCGTAACACTTTCTAATACTTTATTTGCTAAATCCATTACTTTAACCATAACTTCTGCCACAACTTTTATCAAAGGTTTAAGTGCTTGTAACGCTGTTCCTTTTAATCTATCAAAGGATTTACTAACAGCTGGTACTTGTTTATATGCCAATGCTCCTAGTGCTGTGTAATATGCACCTACTCCTAAAGCTAATGTTGGGAATAATGTAACAAACCCGTCTGCAAAACTTTGCATTGCCATCATATAATCAGCTACTTCTTTACCACTAAATCCTTGATTGAATAATCTAGCTTGAATTACCATAGGATTAAATGCTTTACTTGCTTGTTGTATTGCTCCAGCTACACCTGTAAAACTACTTGTCATAGCTCCTATTACAGGGTTTGTTCTTTGTAACACCTGTGTAAATTTCATGGCACTCGTTTTTGTTTCAAGTAATGTACGTGCCTGTGATTGTATCATGCCTCTATTACGTTCTAAAGCTATACCACGCATGTTTTCTATGGCATTAGTAGCTATACCAGCTTGTTGCATCATAGAATAATATTGACTTGTTGTTCTAAATCCACGTTGGTTTATTCTCTCTATACGTCTACTTTCCTGTGCCATATTACGTACTGCTGTTTGATAACTTAGCGCATCTATTTCACCACGTTGATACATTCCATGTAATCTAGCTTGTGTGTCATTTATTGTACTTCTGTAACGTTCTAATGCCTGTGTTGTCTGTTCTTGTGTTATAGCATGTGTTCCTTCTGCATTAAAGCCTACTAAAGCTCTTTGTGCTACTTGTGTTTCTCTTGCTATTCCTTGCATTATACTTGCAACTTGTCTACCACTACTTGTCATACCCGCAAATTGACCCCAAGGTCTAATACTACTTTCTAGTGAACGTGCCATGTCATTGGCACTTCCTGTCATACGCATTAATTCTCGGTTAAACTGGTTGGAATGATATCTATGTCTACGTCCGTATTGGTCATAGTAGTAAGTGTATTGTCGCATACTCTGTGCCATTTCGGTAAGTGTCATGGAAGGGTTAGTGGAAGATAGTCCAGTATTAGCTCTTTCAAGGTCTGTAACAGCATTTATTGTTTCTCTAGTTTGACGCTCCAATTCTTCTAAATTGCTTGAAGCATTCTGAACACCTCTTGATGCTCTATCTTGAAGGGTTAGGAGAATACCTAACCCGAATAATTCACCCATATGTTACACCTCGCTATCTAATAATTATTATTTAACTTTTCCATAGCTTCTTGCTCGGCTTGGTCATGCTGGGTTAATATATCAATGTACTCCCTACGGGATTGTGTTGTCATATCGTATATTGTATTCTTATCCCAATGGTAACGCATAGAAATATAATGTGTATCCATTTTAAGGACTTCGTAATAGTTTTCTGCGATAAGTTTAGCATCATTCCCGTAAAAATCATCTATAAAAAATCTGCGTTATTAAGTGTGACAGTAAATTGTTCACCACATTCGGGACACTCTATGTCAAATTCTCCTATGTCATAGCCACATCTGTGTTCAGCTAAAAGTTTTAATAAATAGTCCCTATCTTTCATAGATAAATCCTTTATTACGCTGTCATGTATTTTTACATCTCCTAATGTTTTTATACATCTAGCTAATAAAAGTGTATTTGCTAACCCAAAATTATTTCTTGCTGAAATATCTAATATTTCTCTATCTAAACCTACTGGTCTTCTTATTGTTCCTGTAGTATGTTTATTACCTTCTTTGTCATAGTAACCTTTAGGTAATTCAAATTCTATGTCTTCAATTCCGTCATATGGAATTATTTCAAATTCGTCTATTTCAAACTCCGTTTTTATTTTCTTTTTACAACTTGGATTAGGACATTTATTTGTGACAGTTAAAGTGTCTCCTATTGATAATGCTCTAATTTTCATAAATGCGTAATCTTGGTCATTGATATACATACCTTGTATAATTTCTTTCCATTTATTTGGTTTTACACTATCTTTAGTTATACCACCAATTCTTATAATACATCTCTCTAAAACTGTACGTAATGCCACACTTCCATTATCTTTTACTTTTGGTTTGGCTAACGCTTCTTCGTCATGCCCTGTCATTTCTCTGTACTCAAATTCAGTATGTGTTACACCATTTTCATCCTTAATACCTATTAATAAATTGTCTACTTCTGTATACATTTTATTTCCTCCTTATTTACTATTTTACCTACATTATAACAAAAACGCCCAAGTATATAAAATACCCAGGCGTTTTAGGAATAAATGAGAATATCTATATTTACAGTATGGTTTTATTTTAACGTAACCCTCTGTAAGCTGTCAAGTGACCTAAAATACCCTTACACCTAGTCTAAGAAATATTCATATTGAATCGTAATAGTTTCCACTAATACATCTTCACTTGAAGCGTCTAAATCCCCAGCTTCCCATGCTGAACACCAACATTCTGCTAGTTTCCAGTCACGTGCTACGTTTCCTTTTGCATCTAGTAAAGCCACTACTATAGTACATCTATCATCATCTGATGCCAAAGAGTTTCTAAACACTTCTTCTACTTGTTTAGAAGGGAACATACCTTTTTCACAAGTAAGTTCTCCACCTTTTGCTTTACCTTTTAATTTATGTGTATGGTCATATCCACCTTCGTCATATTCTATTACACCCATTTCATCTTTCAATCCACCGATTTTTTTAAATCCACAAGAAGAAGGAAGTCCTGGAATAGATATTCTGAATTTATAACCTCTAAGTGGGTCTTCTGCTGATGTTCTAGCCATAGCATGTACTTGATGTTCTTCCAAGTATTGTTTTAATAATTTTCTAAACATGTTTCATTCCTCCTTACACACTCATGTATTTAACAGTAGTGTAAATAAATTCTGCTGGATATTTCTTAGCCCAGCCTACTTCTGCATATACTTCACCTTTTTTAGCACCAGCATTTAATTCCTTGTCACATCTAACTGCGAAGGCTTCATTTGGTGTTTCACCAGCTAAAGCTCCGTTAGACCATAACCCTCTTAAAAATGCTGTTATTCTTGCTGTAATTTCAGAGTACATTATGTCATCTGCATTTTTGAATACAAATGTTTCAGTATCGGCTTTTATCCAGTTATCTATATAGTCATCTAAAAGTAAGTCAGAAACATAATCCCTGTCTTGGTCAGAGTTTATTAATCTGTTACCCCATAATACTACACCATAACGTTTTTTAGGTATGATGCAGTTAAAGTTAGAAGCATTTAATATACCTTGTTCTCTTTCAGTATATTCATGTGATACTCCTGTAACATTTGGTAATATAGCTTCAACACCAGCTGGTGCTTGTTGTATACCATATTTAGTTACTAATTTACCAAATATAGCTGGTATTGCAACAGTAGGTGGTTGTTCTTCTATCACTCCAGTTATAGGGTTCATTACAGTAATATTAGGAGTACATACCATACCTCTATATCCATTATATGTAGGTAGTTCTTGTGTTACATCCACATATTTTATAGAAGATATTGGGAGTACTTTTATACCTAATTCTTCCTCTAATTTTTTAGCACTATTTTGGATAAGTGTAGGTTCATCCTCATACACATATTCAGTAGCTATTGTAATAGTGTCCTCCCTCATAAGTTTTTCTAAGTATTTATCCATATTCTTTTGGTCTGTATCCTGTAAATCCACATGTGGTTCTAGTGATGGAACTTTAAATGTGTAAACTTGAGCTGTTAATTTAGCAAAAGGGTCACTTTCACCTGTATATGTTGCAGTTACAAACTGTGATTGATTTACACTTTCCAGTTTCTTTTCAAATACTTCTGTAACATCTCCATACATAACTTTTACAGCATCTGTTGTTACCTCAAGTTTTAGGTTTTCTGCCCAACCTCCAGCATATTTAGCTTTAACTGTAAGTCCTGTAACACTGTCTGCACCTTGCATAACTCCATAACAACTTGCTTCATTTGGAGTATTCACCAATATAGGATTTATATTGTATACAAACATACTACTACTATTTAGTAAGAACCAAAGATTTACGGCTAAAGCTAGTTTAGATTGTTTAGCCTGTTCATCTGTCATGCAGAATTTGTCTTTAAAATCCTTATAGGATTTAACTTCAACTACACTGTCTCCAATAGGGCAATCTTCTGCCCCTATTGCACCCCATACTAAAGGTGTAACAGTTGTAGCTTTTTGTACTATGTCACGTTCTCTTTTTAAATAAGAACCAGGTCTGACTACTTGTTTGTTATCAGCCATTTCGTACCTCCTTCTTAGTTACTATGACACGTTCGACCTTATTGTATTCTCTTGAAGGTAATTCCACAGGTACATCTATCGTAAACTGTAACACTCTACGATAATATGTTTTTCCATTCAATTTTTCATCGGATGTAACAAACGCTGTTTTTCTCTCCATAAATACAGTTTTCACATTTCCGTCTTTACCTGTTATATCCATAGTTGAAGCATATGTACCTTGAGCATCTAACCATTTCTCTATCATTACATTTATGTCTTGTTGTTTCTTTGCCAAAATGTACAATGTTAACAACATTTGAGTATAATCGGGTTTATCCATAATGTATTGGTCATCTATGTCATAACTATTATAATCCTTGTATGATGTGTTAGCATTTTGTTCTGTTTTAAACGCCACACAGGGGTAAGTTTCCTTTACCCAATCTATATCGGGGTTATAATGAACTATTGTATAACCTCCATATATTTCTTTAAGCATATTTTTAAATGATGTGTCTATTTCACGTAATCCATAATTCATACGTAACACCTCACTTCTTTAAGGATGTGATAAAAGCATCCTTACATTCTGCTTTTACATTACCTTTTTCTTTTTCAAATACAGGTCTTACTACAGGACGGGCGACCATACGTGATGTTCCATATTCATGGTATTTCAGTATTTCTTGGTTACGCTGTCCTGTTGCAGATATAACATATTGGTCTTCACCTTGAGGTGTTACTTCTATGCTGTCTACCATTTCACCTGTTTCAATTAAAATTGTGTCATCATGTTTTTTGTCTATAGTTGCCTGTGCTAGAGGTTGCCAATTACCCTCTTGACCTCTTATGTATTGTTGCATAGCTTCTTTTAAATCATTAGCCGAATCTTGAAGTTGTTCTTCCATATCGTCTTTGACTTTACCCTTAGAAATATCATTTAACTTGGCTTGTAACTTAGTCCAATCACCTGTCATTTTGCTCATGTGTTACAACTCCTTAATCTTGAATATCTTACCTTTACAGTAAATCTTATATTGTAAGGCGTAATCTCCAATTACAGCAGAATACTGAACAGCTAGAATGTCTAATTTATCTCCGTTATATTCTAAAATATCTCTAGTTTCAATACCTGTGACACCTTGTTTATCAAGTGTGTCCTTAACCACATAGATAGTATAGAATTGTTCGTCTTCTCTTAAACCTACTCCAGTTTGTTGTTCTTCTACAGGTGTTGGTTTGTAACGCCCTATACATTTATAAGGTTCAGAATATGATGCTGTACCTTCATCATACAAATCATCATATTCTCCCCCTTGAAATTTCTGTAATGTAATATTTGCAGTACCCCAATCGGAATATATCTCAAGTACATCCGATGTTAACGATTTTACTTCATCATACTGTGCCATTAGTCTCACCTACTTGTATTTGTTTATAGTTCTTAGTGCCATTAGGAGCAATCATTACAACAGCAACGTAACCTTTTAGAACAGGAATTTTTAATTTATTATCTGTTACGTCCAAACTGTCTTGCACTAGAATTGAACCTTTACTTAAAGTGTTGCCCTCATACTCGTCTACAACAGGAAGGGTTGGGTTGTAATAGACCTGGAAACGTGTAATGTGAGCATCTTTAAATTTTATTTCCAAATATGTGTACTTGTCATCCTGTTTATCTACTGTAATGCTTGTTTTTGTCTTTCTCACAAGGTTGCGTAAATTCGCATTGACATAATCCTTTTGTATTACAGCAGTTTCAACTTTAACAGAAGCAAACCCTAAACTTGGATTACCTGCTACTAATTCTCCGATTTGTTTATTAAGTTGTTGTATCATGGAAAAGTAGTGTTCAAACCTAGTTTGTTTACTTACTTTTAATCCGTCAACTGATATTTCATATAAAGGGGCATAAGCTAAAGCTAATTTCCAATACACATCACGTAACACTAGCATTTGTAAATAGGAAGCCTTAGTTGCATCAAAGTCTTCTAAGTCTATCTTATTAGCCTCTGCAATAGATGTTACAAGATGTAAAATTTCCTCGTCTGTAATAGCTTTACAAATAGGGTCAGAGGAATTTTCCCTACCTAGCACAAAGTATAAACTTTGTAACAATTCTTTCATATGTTACACCTCCTATAAAGGAAGTAGTAATCCAGCATTTTGTAATTTAGATTTTACATTTTCATCCACTCTATATACTCTTTTAGGCTCAAATGTATACCATTGACCTATAAATACTCTAGTATACTGTTTCACCTTTATTGTATATTTTTTAGTGGGCTTATTGTCAATCGGTTTTTCTATTGTAATAGGTTCTTCCGATTCTATTTCATCTTTATCATCCAACACTATTTCGGGTTGTTCTTGTTTAACGTCTTCCATTAAATTTTCAACAACATCTTTGTCAGATTTTTTCTTGAAATTTGCCACGTTATAACACCTCCTAGACACTTGGTTGTGCCTTAGATTCTCCTATTTTTTTATCTACTAATTTCTCTATTAAATCTACTACATCCATTGGTTTTTGCTCTACATAAAGTAATGCAGTTGCCAATCTATCTTTTTCTTGTTGTGTCATAGCCATGCATAACACCTCCTATTAAGCAGTTTCTATAACTACACCATGTTTTTCGTGTAATATTCCAGCACCCATTATAGAGTACCAAGCTAAACCTCTTTCACGTCCGTAATCTATTACACCATTATCTCTTAGATTAACAGGTAATGAAATGGCTAATCCAAAGTATTTGTCACCAAATAATACAGCTTGATATACTGGTACTTTATTTGTATCACCAGTTGTTTGTCCTGTAGCATCTTTACCTTTTTGTAGTGTAACATCATAAGAAGGGTCATCTTCTGCTGATGCACCATTGTTTAATATAGTTGTTTCTATAAATCTAGTGTCATCTATTTTACCTATTTCTCCTAAGAATAATAAATTAGGTGCGCCATAGTTAGATGCATTTATCCATGCTGGGTCATCTCTTAAATCCCTTGATTGATGTGGATGCACGAAGCATATCCAGTCAGCCCCATTATATTTAGGTGCATTATTTGTAGCTAATATTTCTAAGCAGTCTTTAACTGTAGAAACTTTAAATTTACATGTGTCATCTAAGTCCTTTCTAGCTGTTACTTTAGTTCCGTCAGCTTTATCAGCATAAACAGTTTGAGCGTTAGAAAGTGCAACGTCCCTTAACATACAATCCATAACTATAGCGTAATCTCTACCTAATAAAGTAGTTGCAGATGCCATTACGTCATCAAAGTTACTTCTTATATTTAATTCAGAAACAGTTATAGAGTTACCATATTCGTAAACTCTTATTTCTTTCATGCTAGAACTCATAGCCTTACCTTCCATTCTAACACCTTCTGTTAATTTTCCACCTTTTGCTAGGTTGTCATAAGTTAACATAGAAATTGTTAAACCTGGTTCAACATCTAATTCAGTTTTCATTGTAGCAAATTGGAAAAATCTCATGTTAGGCATAGCCTTAAATTCTATTTCTTTAGAATAAACTGCTCTTATTGCATGTTCCAATTTATTTGTTCCAGGAACATAATTTGGTTCACTAGACTGTTTCCCTTGTGATACAACTGTGTTAAGTACACCCTCTGCATGTACTTTAGTTAATAATTTTGATAATATTCCTCTTTTAGATTTTTGTAACATTTACAATTCCTCCTATTATTTTAATCCTAATTTAACACGATACTCTGCCCATTGTTGTGGTGTCATGTTGTAAATGTCTTGTTCACCTAGAGTAGATTGAACAAACTCACCCATGTTAGGGTTTCCAGCTGGTGGTGTTGGTATTTGTTGTTGTATTGTTACACCACCTTGAGGTTGTTGTGGTTGTTGTTGTGGTTGTGACCCTAACAACTCTAAAAATCTTGCTTTAGATTTTTGTATAGATTCGTCAACTTCCTCTTTAGTTGTACCTGTTACAAGTTCGGGTATTATTTGTCCCTTAAACTCGTCAGATGACATTTTTTCTACCTTGTACAATTCAACTTCGTATTGTGCTTTTACCTCATTTTCTATTTGTTGTCTTAAAGTAGGTTCATCTACTATTGACCCTTTTAATTTTTCTAACTCGCCTTCCAGTGTCGCCTTTTCTTGTTTTAACTTAGCGATTTCTTTATTTTCACCCTTGCCTTCACTATCTTTTAGTTCTTTAATTTCAGCTTTAAGTGCCTTATTTTCATTTTGTAATTGGGCGTGTTTTAAAAGTAAATCGTTATGTTGTTCCGTAATAGCTGTTGCCTTGTTTCTTTCTGCTTCAATTTGTGGGTAAAGTTTATCTTTTTCCTCACGTCTTGCTTTAGCAATTAGTTCTTCGTAATTTACCACTGGTTGAGTTGGTGATGCTGGTTCTTCTGCCAATACATTTCTTATCAATGCCTTTTTAATTCCTTCTATAAATCTTGCGTTAATACCATATTTGTTTTTCATGTTATATCTTTCCTCCTTGATAATACTTTTATATTTTTAATGTAATTGTAACATAACGTGGCACAAAATGCACCATAAAATTGCTTGTAATATGTAATAGCTACATTTTACCCTCTGTTACAGGTGTTTTCTTATTCTCTCCTGTCATTTCTTTACGTTTCATTTCTTGAGGTGTTTCACCGTTTGTCATGCCACTATTAAGTGTAATTTCTTCTTTTTTAGGTTGACCATAAAATTCGGGATGTTTTTCATAGTCTTCTGCCATAGTTTCAAGTACTTTTTTACTATCTTTACCTAAACGTTGCATAGCTCCTTGTCTTGATTCAATGCCCATATTCATTTCTTGTTGTAATTGTTGCATTTCTATTAAAGTATCTTTTGGTAATGGGTCTTTCCATACAACCTCTGTGTTATATAAATCTTTAGTATCTATTGCTGGTTTTTGGAATAAACCATGAAATATTCCCATAAATATAATCATCTTATTTACTCTCTGTAACCCAGCTGTACTGTACATACGTTTTACATTAGTTCTTTCCAATAATGGACTGTTCATTATTTGTAATGCAACACCCGAAGTATTACTTATTGCTCCTATATCACCTAAAGCATTTTCGGGAATACATCCTACTTCATGAATTGCCTTTTTCACATCTGCGATATATGCTGTACTTGCATTTAAATCTGTATTCATTGTTAAGTTTTCTATACGTGCATCTGTAGGTAATCCTCCCCACATTTTATTTGCCCCACGTTCTAGTGTTCCAATGTCTGCTCCATATACAACTGTAATAGGTGCTGAATGATAATCTATTATCTCCGATATGTCAGAGTTCTTTTGATTAAGTTCCACATTTAATGGGATTATATCATCTATATCACTTGCCCCTGTTGTTTTATTTGCAATAGGGTAATTTATAAATGGAACAAAAGGTATAAATCCATATGGGTTTGCTCCTTTTTCTTGTATTTCACCTCCAAGTGTTACAAGAAATTCGTCATTAGTCCAAACCATTTTATACACTTTAGTTTTCATTTTGTTACGTATAGAGAATAATGTTGGTACTTGTGTTTCCACAGGGTACATTACAGTTAATTTCACCAATTTTTCTTGGTCATGTGGGTCATATTCGGGAAAAACAGTTAAAGGCGACATATTTATTAAACGTATACGTCCATTAGGGTATTCATTGAAAGGGTCATTTAAATCCTCGGGTTTTTCATATTTTACTTGTAGCCAACCTATACCTGTTACAGCTTTTGTTTGACCTAAATCAGTTAACAATTCCATTTTCTTGTTATGTATACTCCATATTTCATTTAAAAAATCTGTCACAGGTGCTGGTGTACTTTCATCATTATCTTCCTCTGTAGGTACTTGGAACGTAACTTCTTTACCAAATTCAAAGGCTACAAATTTATTTACAAACGCCCTGCAATAGTTCTTTGTTACTTGGGGTTTATCTTGTAACTCTATATTTTCCCAATGATAACCTTCGTAAAAATTCCATTTTTCAATGTATTCATCTAAGAGTTCCCTATCTGTACTTGTTAAGTGTTCACTTAGTACTGCCTTGTAACTATTAAGTTCATCAATACGTAAACCTTTATTATACTCGTAATTATAGTTCATTACACTACCTCCTATCTTCTTCTACGTGCTGTATACTTATTTATTCTAGTATACAGTCCTTTACTATGGCTACTAAATATTTTATTTTCTTGGTAACCTTGCACTTTTATTTCTTGGCATTTATCATGTGCGCCTAAAACTGCTAATGCCCAACTGTCACAATTACCTGTAACTGCTATTTTATCATTGCAACGTGTTACAATGAATCCATTATCAACATTTACACACCAAACCTTACCTGTATACTCATATTCTTCAACTTCTTTAACTCGTGTTTCATCCTTTTGCATAAGGTAAACAGCATACATGATATACCCATTACGATTTTGATTTTTTAAAGATGCTTTTATACCTAATTTGTGACATAATTCTTGAACATCCTGTGCAAGTGCATAGTCTTTAGTGTGATATGTATTCCTTGAAATAGTACCATCACCTAACATCAACGTATCAAGAAGTAATTTAAGTTGTCTTTGAGATAGGTTGCTTAACCATTCTCTAGGTATTCTATGGATACCCTCGGACATTACTGAATCGAATAATTTATTGTCCTTTTCATGGAATGTCCAGTATGTAACACTATCTTTTCTTGTGTGTATATATGGTTGTAATCCCATACGTTCTACAAAATCCACAATGCTTTTATATCCTGGTTTATCTTTGGATTGTGCGAAACTGTATCTATAAGAGTTATATTTAGAACTTTTGTTTATCCAACCTTCTGTTATAAACCAAGCTATTTGTTTGATTAAGTCATCAGATACAGGGTAGTCGGGTAAATCCTGGATTGGGGCAACAGGTATACTGACTGTATTGTAACGTGTAGACGTAGGTATATTTGCCAGTTCTTGGGACAGCATAGTGACCTCCTTACCAGATTTTCTGTGACGTGTCATCATTTTGTGATTTTCTGTAACTTCAAGGCATAAATCCTTAGACTTAAATCTATACATCTTTCCATTATAATCTTTATATATTATTTTTGTAGGTGTTACATATTCAATTCTATTATTCACAACCTTAGCCACTAAATCATCTTCGGTTAATTCGTCATAACGTAAAAATCCTCGTTTTGTTAGTATCTCTGTATTTAGAGATAGACAATAATCATCATGCGCACCACGTCTATCGGGGTGATGACATACCATAAGTTGACCTCTAAAGTCTTTTTCTAATTCTCCCATTTGTTCTATAAATTTTTGATATTCCCTTGTCGCTTGTGTTTCTTCGTCACATGGGTAAGTGGAACGCCCACATTTAATACTACTGTCTAGTGTCTTGTACATTCTATCCTTAAATTGTGATGAAAATATACAGGCTACAACTTCTATCCCAGGTAAGTTTACTTGTAGTCTGTCACACATACCTTCTTCTTTTGTTGCATCAATCATTATTTTTTTAACCTTAAAGTTTTTTAAATAATTTAGTATCTCGTAGTATTGTTTGTCATAATTATCACCATTTAATTCATACCAGTCCTTTATATGTGTTTTATATACTGTATATTGGATGCTCTCATTACTTTTTGTTTTTTGTGTTTCAATTATTACAGGATTATCCCAGTCTACCTCAATAACTGTTATGACAGTACTGTCATCTTTTTTAGCTATATCTATACCTACTATATGCTCTTTAGTTAAATCCTTTTTAACACGTCTTGCATCTTTTAAACCACATAAGTTTTCTAATTGCATTACATCAATAAACATACCACGTTCTAATATCCATTCAAGACCATATGACATTCTAAATTCGTCACTATGTTCCCCAAGTCTGTGTTTTTCTTTTTCCACATACTTACGATATTTTTCATTATATTTTTGGCAAATTTTATAGTCATATTCAAAGTGGTTACGTATTTTAATTTTACCTTCTTTATATGCTTTTTTATTACGTTCTATAACATCATAAAAATCTCCTTTAAATGTAGTGGCTGTTCCTATCTTAATTATACTTGCATTATAAGATGCTCCCATAGGGTGTATAGATTTTCTAATCTTAAATGATGAAATATCTTGACATTCCTCACATACAATTAACATATAAGAATCCCCTTCTATATTTGACCTGTCTGATGCTGAAACACTTGTAGCAAAGCTACCATTTGTTAATGCAACAGTTTGACCATTTGAAGTACTAAATTCTAAACCAAATTCATCTAGTATAGCTTGAGAATTAGTACAAGTTAATCTAGTTTTCATCCTGTTAAAAGTTGTCTGTGCTTGACGTAACGAAGGAGCAAATATTCCTACATATAATCCTTTTCTAAACATACTTAATCTTTTATCATCTGCAAACATAGGCATATTTGCCAGTGTAGGTAGAATTATCATACATCCACCAACTGTTGTAGCAACACACTCAGATTTTCCAGTCTGACGAGAAAATAAAGCTGATATTTCATCCCCGTCATTTGTTAAAAGGGAACGTATTATCCTCTTGGCAAATTGCTCTTGATAAGGATAATAATGAATTTCTGAATACATTTCACAAAATTTATACACCAATTTAACTAAATATGACGTTGTCACTTTATTCCCATTTTCTGCGTAACAAGTTATTGCGTGTTTTATTTCCTGTAGTTTAACGTGTATACGTAATTTTACATTTAATTTTCTATGTATTCCTCTACGTTGTAACAATGCTTTTCTCCTTTCTACTTTATACCATAAAAAGGGTATAAAGTGTAATACTCTATACCCTCATTATATCATTTAATTTAATCTTGTGTCCTCGTTTTGTGATGTCAATGTTTGTAATTCGTCAATATCTAAATTAAATGCCTTATATAATTGTGTTATTCCTTCATCTATATGTGCTTCTACAATTTTATACCTCTGTGTGCATAAGAAGTTTACATAGAATAATGCCTTACTCTTGCTGGAAAATGCCTTAATGTATAAATGACTATCGTCATCATTAGGAAAGTAGGCACATAACCATATTGGTTGTTTATTTATCCTCTTTATTCGCTTTTTCTTTTTCATGTGTTATTCTCCCATCTTCATTATATACAAGTATTGTTCCCTCATTAAAGTGTACTTTAAATAATGATTTCCCTTGCATTTTAGGATTTTCTTCTAGCACAAAATCTTTTGATAATCTACAACCTATTAATCTCCCTAAAACTTGTATTTGTACATCTAATAGCTGTCCCTTAACATTAGGTAATGCATCTAAAGGGAATAAGCCAAAAGCTAAAGGTGAATGTTCTAATTTTGTTACCTCTAAAAAACTGATGTCATAATGTACTTCTTTATCCAAGATAGATATACCCAACTCTTTATTTGTAGGTTCTCCTTTTTGTAATGCTAGTTTCTGTCTTAATGTAAGTGGTCTTTCCATGTGCATACCTCCCATTCTTTATCTCCTAGAAATCTATTTATAGTTTCCTTTAATCTTTCGTGTTCTATAGAGTATCTGTCATAATGCACTCCTTCTTCTAAAGGTATTTCAATAAGTGTTATACCTTGTTTCTTACATAATTTTCTTTTTAGTTCATCATTACGTTGTTGTCTTAAAAATTTATCTTGCCCATAAATGGGTTTATAATGAGTGATTCCATTTAACTCTATAGCTAAATTTATTTCGGGTAGGTAAAAGTCTAGTTCCAAATAAGCATTAGTTCTAGGGTTCTTTATAGTGTTTCTATCTCTAGTCCTTACAATTTTATTTGGAAATATTTCTTCAATAAATTTTAGAGCAATCTTTTCTGTACCCGATAACCCATTAGGTAGTTCCCCTTTACTTCTTCGGTATTCAGTACAACGTTTTAAAATGTGTTCTTTGTTCTCCTCATAGTATTTCTTACGTTTTTGTGATATTGAATCCTTATGTTTTTCGTAGTATTTTTTATCACGTTCTCTTTTTATATTTGGGTCTACTACATACTTTTCCTTATTTGCTTCATAATACTTTTTAGAGTGGTATTTCTTTTGACACTTTTTGCATTTGGGGTTTTCTATAGGTTTTCTTTTTTGAGTATACATTTCACCACATATAGAACATATTACCTCATAAGTAGGTCTTTCATATTTTCCTGTAGCTATAGTAATCAACTCCTTAATTAAGTTCTCTTATAGGAAGACCAGTCACACATAGAAGCAGATTTGTCAGAACGAACCCTCAAAAATCTTGGGTGTCTTAAACTTCCTGTTTTCTTCATCTGTTCATTTGCTCCTACTTCCATGACAGTGTTTATTAAAGATATTTGTTTATCTGTTAATTCCTGTCTTATTTCATCTGTCATACCTCCACATTCACCCATTTCTAGTATTACTTTGTCATCCTTTAATTTTATAACTAAACGTTCTTCTTTAGGATTTATTTTCTCCCATTTTTCAAATTCGTCATGTGTCATAACAACACCATAACGTACAGTACCTATCCAACCTTGTGCATATGCTTTTGTAACAGGTAATAATCCTTGTGAATGTGCTTCTTCCATTGTCATTTTTTCATGTGTTACACTGTCATCTTCTGCGTCACAATACCATTCCCACTCATAATCGGGGTCTAGTAATCCTTTACCTTCATAATATTTTGTAGGTTCAGTAAATCCTATTATTATAACATCCCATGTATCGAATTTCTTTACTTTAGTAAATTCTCTACCACGTTTCATGTAATATTTTGCATCAAGAGGTTTTATCATTATACCTTCACCTCCAAATAACACAATGTAGTCAAAGTATTCTAAAGCGTTCAATTCAAACCCGAATAATTTGAGGTCTGTACTTTTAACCTTTTCATACAAATAAGGGTACATCATTGGGTTTTCCATTACACGCTCTTTATCTTCACGTCCAATCAATACACTTATGTTTCCTGTATTACATTCATGCTCTATTACATTATATAAACCAGCTTCGTGTAAATCGTGAATTGCTGTGTGTAACAATTCCTTACGTCTACGTAATGGTAACTGCATTACATTAATTCCCTTGTAATACAAAATGTCAAAGGCGTTATATTGCACAACTTCATACCCATATTCTTCTTTTAAAAGAAGCTGTCTAAATATTGCTTCATCCCATTTACAATTACATAATGAAGAAATCTCCTTAAAATTAATTGCTGTCAATTCTCCGTCTAGTACTGTACCATTTAATTCTTTAGGTAACCTATGATTTGTTATAACAGGAAAGTTATGAGTATTCTCTGAATACCAGTTTGTTTTCTTAGATATTCTTCTACTAAATAACCTAGCGTAACAACTATCTATTTGTAAATCACATCTTATTCCGTCTAATTTTTCTTCATAACACGCTGTACCTTCTTGTGTCATATCTGCTAAGTCTTGTAACATTTCCTCGTTTAAAGGTTCTTTTGCCGACATATTTTCTATGAAACGAATCCTGTCTTGTAATAGGTCTTCTATATAATCCTTTTCTTTGTACGCTTCATAATGATGTGGGTAGTCCTCATTGATGTAAGCAAGTATATCCTTCTTTATTTTATTAGCTTCCCTAACACTAATATTTTCGGCTGAGTGATATATTCTTAGTAATTCATCCATAACTCTAGTCCTCCAAATTACTAAATAAATCTTTTAAGTGTTGTGCTGTTGCCTTAGCATTTTTATTATTTACTGCATAATCGGGACATAACTCTTTTAGTAAATTACCTTCTTTTTCTGTTACCTCTAAACTGTAATACTTAGGTAAAAAATCTATGCCACGTTTTATTAATACTGAAACAACACTACACATTCCATAACTTTGCCACCATTGGAAAGTATTCGTGTAACGCCAATCGGGTATGATTAAAACTTCTGTGTCATGTTCCACTTTTTGCATTGATTTTTTCTCAAAATAATAGTAATTTGCCTCTGTATAAATTAAATCTGTTAACCCCATTATTAGTTGTTTACCTAAGTCAGTTTTATAATTGTCTATCCCAAAATACTTTTTCATCATTTCTTTTGCTGGGTCGGCATTATGCACTATTTGTACCTTTTTACCTTCTTTTGCATATAAAGTAAATAATTCTTTTGCTATGGTATCTTTACCACAACCACTAACACCTGTTAACAAAATTACTAACATTTCTATTCCCCCTTTATAAAAATAAAGGGTAACACTCTTACATGTTACCCTGTTGTTGACTTTATAGTGACCAATACTTAGTGTGTTCTTCTAATTCCAAGTTTTTTAAACTTTCGTAATCATCCAATGATTCATTATATGCTACTACTAAGAATGTACCAGCTATATAATCTAATCCTAAACTTCTGCAATACTCTTTATCTTTTAGCTTTCCTTCTTCATCTATAAAAAGAAGTACGCTTCTATCATTAGAGTAATTCCAAGTAAGGATTTGACCGAGGTCTGCATCTATTTCATTACGCATGTTACAGAACATCTCCCATGAATCATTACCTTCAATATCTACTGTGTAAGGTTCTTTTTTAGGTTCTACCTTTAATACTGTTATTTTTCTCATTTTAGTTCCCCTTTTCTATTATTTAATTTTTATACTTAAATAATAGCATGTTACTCGATAAGTGACAAGTAAGTTTAATTTCCTGTAGAGCCATGCCCTCCTTGTCTTGAAGCATTTTTAACTACACCATTTTCGGGTGGAACAGTAGCAATAAACATACCTTGTGCAATCTTTGTTCCTTTAGGAATACACACGTCAAAAGGTGATAAATTCAATACCTGTACATATATTTCACCCTCATTTGTTGGGTTATCTGCATAATCACTATCTACAACACCTTCACTGTTAGCTACCAATAACATATATTTTAAAGGGTAAGAACTCCTACTCTTTACGGCAAAATATTCGTTAGATTCACAGTACACTTTTAAACCAGTAGGCACTAAAGTAGGTCTTATTCTTTGACCATATGAATTTTCCATTTGTACTAATAATTTTCCTAATTCCACTAATTGAGGTGTTTCTCTTGTTACACCCCCAGTTAAATGCGCTTCTTTTAAAAAGTGTTTCAATGTAGAAGGTACTATTATATCCTCTGCACATTTCAAGTCATAACCAACACTACCCATTGTAGATTTACATGGCATTAGTAAATCTGCATCATCCTTACATCTTGTTACAATATCAAATTTTGGCATTAATTCCACTCTCCTAACATGAATAATTTAAAAAATGGTAATTCTTCTTTTAAAAATGGTACTAAATCTTTACTCCAATCATCTAGTTTGTGGTGTTCTCTTTGTTTCACCATACTTAATGCTTGTAAGTAGTTCATTGTAATACCCATTGCTAAATGGAAGTCACTAGGAAGGTTTGCCACTATATATTCAAACGCTTCTTTTCTTGCACCCACATCTGTAGGAGATAATGTATTAAATTCATCTACTTTTTGACCCACTAAATCAAGTATTATAGGGTCTACCTTATCTGTGCAATGTTCTTTTATTTCCATTTGTGTTACACAATGCATTGTGCTTTGTGATGATATTATGTCCGTAAAGTGGTAACGTTGATATTCTTTTAACCAATATAATGGCATATTTATTATCATATTAAATTGAACCCCTTTGAACATACAGTTATGACCACTACCAGCTTTTACGTTACCTAGGATAAGACCACGTTTTATATACTTATTTATATCCGTATTTAAAAACATATTACTTGAATATCTATGCTCCAATATTTTCTTTGTAGCGTTATAATTTATTTCATCTCTATTTGCCCATATATAATCTAAATCTATTGCTAGATGATGTATCTCATTCCATAAATCTTCGGCTTTTGGTACGCCTGCATGCTTAGGTAATCCCCCTATAACTAAACTTTCTGCTAATGCATTTAACACAACACTTTCATTCCAATATAATACTTCTACCATACTATTCTACCTCCTAATTTTAATATCATTAACTTACTCATTAATGGCTTATCCAAAGTTTTTAATATTTCATACATAAGTAACACCTCCTAATCACATTTTGAAAATCCACATTCATCACAAGTGTAACATCCACCTTGTCTGTGTAAAGGTTTACCACAAGAAGGACAAGGATTGCCAAACACAGCTGGTATATTTTCTGTAAATGCATAGTTTAATACGTGTCTATTTTCATCTGTTTCAACATATTGTAGTGCCATACGTTTCACAAAATCGTATAAAGTATTGAATATTGCTTGACCACAGTTTGAACCTTTACTTAATTTTGCCCCTTTACTTCTTGCATGTACAAAACTATTGCAACTTCCTATGCCTTTAAATGATTCTTCTAACATTTCAAAACTTCCTCCAACACGTTGTAATAGTGACATAGAAATAACTGTACTTTCAATATTACGCTCACAACCTCCATTACCTTTACGTTTCACCCAAAAGTCTTGTAACGCTTTTTCACTTGGAGAATATCCTATGAATAGATTTAATTCACCACAGCCTATTTTTACTTCTTCTTTATAATAAATAGTGTCGGGTGCTATTGCTTTTTTCTCACCACGTTGTAATTCTAGTTGTTCAAGTTTTTTACCACGTGGAATTTCTACTTTTGTTTCCTCTGATGTTGTAACAGGTGTTACTTCTGTAAGTATACCTTCACGTTCACTTCCAACTCTGTATACTGTAATACCTTTTAATCCTTGCAACCATGCTTCTTTATAAAGGTCTACTATATCTTCCACAGTTGCATCATTAGGTAAATTTACTGTTCCACTTATTGCTCCGTCAATATAATCTTGACAAGCACTTTGCATTGCCACTCTTTGCATGTATGTTACACCATTTGTTGCTGTTACAAAATAATCGGGTAATCCTACTTCTAACACCTTATCTACAGACATACCTAAATATTCTGCGTACTCTTTTACTATCCCAGCTGTAACAAGTACCTTTCTAGGTTCGTCATATATTGTTTCTATTTTTCTATTATATCTCCAGTCAAAATTAGGCTCAACACCACTAGAACAATTACCTAATATAATTGAAACACTACCTGTAGGTGGAATAGTTAAAAACTGACTGTTAAATACTTTACCTTTAGCTTTTACATATTCCTTTGTTTCTCTGTCTAACACTTTTTGTGCAAAAGTACAGTTACAAAAGTCTTCTACATTAAATCCTTTATAACTCAAGCAATCCCTATCTACTGCGTAATTCACACTTGCTATTACAGATTGATTTATTATTACCCTATATATTTCACTTACTAATTGACACGCTTCTTTACTTCCATATAACATTTTCATTTTTATAAGCATGTCAGCTAATCCTGTTACACCAAGTCCTATCTGTCTGTAGTCACGTATAGCATCACGTTGCTTACGTAATGGGTGGTATTCTTTACCCTCAATTAAAACATCATTTAAGGCGTTCACGTAAATAGGAATGTCCTGTGTTAAGGCTACAAAATCAAATTCTGCTATATCCGTAAATGGATTTTTAACATATGCACTTAAATTTATATTACCTAAGTTACAACTACCATAATCGGGTAATGGAAGCTCACCACAATTAGCAGTGTACACACCATTAAATATCCCACTATGATTTTTATGTTCATTAAAACAGAACACTTCATCTGCTTTTCCAACTTTTGTTATATCTATTACTTGCACAAATCTTCCAGCGTTACGATTAGGTTCTTTATCCTCTATTTGAACTCTGTATAAAGTTAACCCTAAACGATAAAGGCGATAAACATAATACTTACTTATAAGAAGTCTATAACATTCTCTACATTCATAAGTCCCTCCTGGCATTTCTTTTGTACACGCTTCCTTACTTAGTGTAACAGAAGAATGAACACCTAGAGTATTAAGCATTAATTTCACTTGTAATAAGAAATTCTTATTTATTGATGTTATTTGTATTCCAGCTTCTTTTTCATAACTTCCGTCACTATCTATTAATCCAGCTAACCATTCAAGTCTAGCTTCTTTTGTATAGTTTACAGGTGGTACAAAAGTTTTATCCTCGTACTCTTGATTAAGTCTAACTATATTTTTATCCTCTTTTAGTTCACCATAAAGTGTAACATCTAGTCTAGATATTAATTTATTTTTAACGTCATATAATTTTATAAGTTGTCTATCATTTCTGCCTTCAGATTTAGAAATATATCCGTCACCACTAAAGAACCCTTGAGTGTACATGTCTAAAGAAGGAATGTCATACCCTTCTATTACGGGATATTCACATTTTTCTAGCTTACTCCCAATTTCTAAGTCTTTTGCTTCAACTCTACCTAAATCTTTTAGTATAAATTTATGATAAGGAGTAACATTTAAAACGCTTCCGTCAGACAATGTAACACGTAATATGTCTTGATTTTTCCCTGTACGTTTAGGAATTACTATAGAATATTCATGACCATTCCATACATTAGTAGGTAATCCTACTCTATCTTTAATTGGAACATAACCTTCATCTGTTAATATTAGGGTATCACCTGTTACACATGGGTTAACTCCTGTTATATTTATATATGGATTATTTTCTATAAAGTTGTAGTTTTTCATTCTATCCCAAAATAGAACTCCTGGTTCTGCCATTTTCCAGTTATTCTCTGCTATGTGTTCTAATATTTTACTAGGTGTTACAGTTGTAACATGTTCATGCCATGTTTTTTTTGTTTCTTCGTCTATAAGTTTACATATTATAGTATAACTTTCACCTGGATGTTCTACAGCATAACGCATAAATCTATCTGATACCTTAACACTTATGTTCGCATTTGTTATTAAGTTTAAATCCTTTTTAATGTCGATAAAATCTTCAACATCGGGATGTTCAGCATCCATTGCTATTATTAATGCACCACGTCTACCTTTTTGCCCGATTATTGCTGTGGTTATGTCATATAACTGCATGAAGCTAACTGCTCCAGTTGTTGTTTCAGCACTATTACGTACAGGTGCGCCTTTATAACGTAATTTAGAAATGTCTATTCCAACACCTCCACCTCTGCTAAAAATAGTAGCTAAATCTTTTGCTGTCCCAAATATACTTTCAATGTTATCTTCCACAGGTGGTAACACGTAACAGTTACTTAATGTAACTTTATGGTCTTTTGTTACTAATCCTCTATTTGCAAGTATTCTTCCACCAAATAGGAATTTCATATCTTCCATGCGTTTTATAAGTTCTTCATCACCATTGCATACTCTCCTAAACCAGTTATACAATGTTTCACTATTAAATGTGTTTTCATCCACTTGAACAACATTACGATATTTCTTATTCCATGTATCTCTTATATAATCGTCATATAACCATTTCATCTTTTATTTTTCCCCCTTATCTAATTCATCTAAAAATATTACAGGCTTGAAGAATAGTTCTTCTTCCTCAAATATAATTTCAAGTTGTTTACGTGATGTAACAGTTTCCATATTAAATGTATCTTTTACATATGGGATATTATCACCACCTATATACAACTCAAAAGTATAAACTAACTTATTATTTATTTGCATTACACCCAATGGTGTTGGTAGCGTTTCTAAAATATCTGTAAATAATCCTCTAGCTGTAATAAACATCATTATGTTACCTATTATATTTAGGTAGCTATTTTTAAAGCTCTTATCATTATTTAGACTGTTACCTAAGTTTAATTCAAATATTGGAGTTGTTTCTTTAGGTTTGTAGATGTTACCAAGTTGGTCACGTATAATAAACATGACTTTAGCTTCCAAAGTATTGTTATGGTCTTGTGCTTCATCTTCGGGGTAAAGCCTTACATCTGTGTAATGTGTATATGTTTCTGTATCTATGTTATGTTTATGTTTACCCTCAATGTCTAAATAAACTGGTAATCTAGCATATAACATTGTATCCCTCCTTACTATGTGTAAAAGTAGAGGACTAGGTTTCTAGTCCTCTGTAAGATGTGTGATTTTATTATGTTATTCCTTATTCTTCGTCTTCAAGTTCAACTTCTTCTCCGTCTATTTCACATAAGAAGTGAGTATCATCAACTTTTTTCATTGGTACACCACAGCAATAAGGAGTTTCATCTACCATGTATGGTTCTTGCATTTCAACGTCATCTCCGTCATCATCAAACATGTTAGCCATTATTTCAGCGTATTCTATTGCTAAGTCTTCCCAATCTTTTTTAGCTATCTTTTTAAGTTCTGATTTATTGCCACTAAATCTGTCTTCGAAGAACTCTCTAATATCGTCTTCTTCTATGTCACCTTTTTCTAAATCTGTCATTGTTTCTTTCCAACACGCTTCACACGCTTTTATTCTTTTTTTGCTACCTTCAAACTTAGGCATTTCTACACCTTCTGACGCTTCTTCTTCGTCATCAGTAGGTTCAATAAGACCCATGTCATTTAATACTTCTACTACGTCTTCTGCATTGTATTGACCTATTTTTTCTATTATAGCTGGTTTTTTATCTTTTAGAGCCACTTTGATTTTTAACTTTTTAGCTATAGCCTTTACAGTTTTTAAATCTTGAGCTTCCAATATTTCTTCGATTTGCATTTCATCTACTGCGTCTTCCTCAATTTCTTCGTCAACTTCATCTGTTATGTCTTCTTCCTCAAAGAAATCTGTTAAATCTATTTCACCAGCGTTATGTGCTGTCATAAGTCTAGCTATTAGTGCTTGTTTTTTACCTTTAGTAGATAATTCAGCTTGTTCGCATAAATCTGCTAAATCCTCTAATTCAAGTTCTTCCAATGCTTCTTGTATAGGGTCATCATCACTTTCCACTTCTTCTGTAGCAGGTTCTTCAGTTTCAGCTTCTGTTATAGGTTCTTCTTCCTCAACTTCTGCAACATCTATTTTTTCAAGTATTCTACCAAGTATTGCAGATTTGCTACCTCTAACTGAAACACCTAACTCTTTAGCTAATGCTTTTAATTCGGCTTGTGTCATAGCTTTTAATTCTTCCATAGAGTATTCAGCAGTTTCAACTGTGTCATCTTCCTTAACTTCTTCTTTAGGTTCTACTTTTTTATCTTTTTTAGATGCTCTTTTTTCTGCAACTTCATCTTTTGCTTCCTTAACTACATCAGTTAAAACTAATTCCCCATTTGATAACTCACTTACTATTAATTCTAAAGCCTTTCTTACATCTTTGTTCATTTTATGAACCTCCTTATAATTTTATTTATTTTTAATTTTTCTGTGTTAACTTGTTGATGTACTTTAATAGTAACATTACGCTGTTACGCTGTCAAACTACTTTGAAGTAGTCCTGTAGGACTTTTGAACCTCTTGAGCCACTAAAATTACGTCCTCATATTTCTGTAACGTTCTGTATGTCTTTTTAAGAGTGTCCTCTAATTCTTCCTTACTTTTGTCACTATCTAAAAGTTGATTTTTATATTCTATTAAACCCTTCATGCACATTTTCATGTGTAATATAAAGGAATTTAACATCCCTGCATTTAGCTTTTTAAGCTCTGTTGCAAGTTCTTCCTTATCACTGTTTAAAATAGTATCAATTATACTTTGCATTATTACACCACCTTACTATGAATGTATAACAGTAGAATAACTACGGCTATGTATATAAATGTAACAAGATATTGTTTAAATATCAAGTGATAAATTGCGACCATTACACCATAAGGAATAAATATTACTACCATTAATATAGTAAGAAAAATACTTATCCTCGTAATAAACTTTATAATCTTATCTAGCCATGTCTGTCTATTTTGAATATGCATTACAACCTCCTATTTTTTCTTTTTCTTAGGTCTTACTAAAGCGCCAATCATTTGGCTAAGGTATTCTTTATCCATGTCATAAAATGGAGTGTTTTGCTTAACTGCTTTTTCATATGCTTTACCATTTTTAGCATACCAGTCTTTACCCCCACGTAAATGTCGGTTAAATTCTTTCCTATTATGCATACTACTTCTATTTAAATAAAGTACTCTGCCTATTTTATCTTGACCTATTTTATAACTTTTCTTATTTTTAGGGTCATTATAGAATTTAATTCTTACTCTTTTACCAAAACCAGCATCTACGGCTAAATCATGCTTCTTCAGTTCATTAACCACTTCATCTATTATAGCCATTTCACTTAAAGTAAAATTACGTTGAGCGTCCTTCTTACTCATATAATAGTTGGCATTTCTATTGTTCCTGTTATTTGTCTTAATACGTTGTCTTCTTATTTCTCTGTATTTACCATTCATGTACTGACCTCTGCCACCCATATTAATTCACCTCCAATTTATTACGGGTCTTCTTCCAATAGGTGTCATAATACATTACGTCACAATAATTCTCAAAATCCATTAGTTTCTTTTCACCTTGCACTAAAACTGTGCTTGGTTTTAGCCTGTTACACATTTCAATAAACCCTTCTTCAAATATGTCATAGCTTTTCTTTGTTACACCTACAGTCGACACTGCAACTGTATTACCTTTCTGTACACCTTCAAAACAGAAGTCAAAGGTGCTTCTATCTCCCCATGACACAGTAGGTATTACTATTACGCCATTATCTTGCCAAAATTTACCTAGCCAACGATTACGATACACATTAAATATCTGTAATGCTTTAGGCATATCCACATAGATGCTAAAGTCGGGAGTTAAACTCTTACCTATTTTCTGTATTCTAGCTAATGTTTTAACAGGACTATTCCACACTCCCTCAAAATGGTAGTCATCAAGGAAGAAGTGAATACACTTCTCCATTGACGCTTTACTTGGGTGTGTTACCTCTTTATAAGAAACTAAATCTTTAGGTATATAATCCTCCTTATCTAAAATAGGTATGTCATATTTATTTCCTTTATAGGTATCTAAATACATATTTAATCGGTCAAATCCTCCAGGTAAATTGCTATTCCAGTTCGTTATGCTGTTCATCTCATTACCTCCTATTATTACTGTCTAATAACTTGTACTCGTGTACACATGTTAATATTATTTCACCTTTGCTATTTGCAAGGTCATAATAAATGTCCCCATGTTTTCCTACTACTTTATATGTTCTTCCTTGATAAATTACTAATTGTCCTATTTTATACATTGGTCTATTCTCCTTACTATGTCTTCCTCCGTTACTGTTATCATAATGCGTCTTTTATTCAAGCCCATTATTTCATAACAATCCTCTATCTTATTGTGTTTTAATTGTTTGTATCTATTCACTATGACAAAGGGAACATCTATCCACTTTATAAAAATTCTATCCTTTATATCATATTTAAAGTCTTTAAAACAAGTTATTCTTCCCTTTGTTTGCACATCTGCCACAGGTACAACTAAACTATACATCTTGTCATCACCAAAATTTAGCTTCTGTATGTTACAAAGTTCACCCTCTAACACTTCACTTGGCACACCCACTTGCTCAACTCTGAATAAATCACCTAGATATAACACTAAATCATTAACCTTCATATTGCACCTCCTATAAATATTTCTTAGCAAAATATGATGTTACTTCTTTTATTTCACCCTTATAATAAGGTTGGTTTTCTCTACACCATTTTGCTAACTCTTTTTTATTTTTAAATGGTTCTACCCAACTATTACCACTTATTATCATGTTAACTTGTGGTTCTAATTCCTCTATAAAATCTTTTACAGTCCAGCCTTCCCATATTTCTCTATCATAATTCATTACACAAACCCCTCTTTAAAATGGTAATTCCATTTCGTCATAAACTTTATCGTCTGTCATCTTTTTCCTAAAATCTCTGTGCTTAGTTTTCATGCTCTTATCTATTTTGCCTTTATTCTTTGCTTGGATATACATTACATATAACTCCAAGTACATATCACGTAATTTACTATATTTACCTTCTAATTCTTCTACCTTGTCTTCTTTAAATTTTAATGCTTCCTCTGTTACTCTTAAATTTACTTTAAGTTCTTCCAATTCATTGTCTACTACATCTGCATCATATAATTCTGCCATTTCTTCATACTTACGTATAAATTGTGTCATAAACCACTCTAAATCTTTTGTGTTATTTACAATATTACTAACTCCACCTAAGTTTATATTTTTACCCATGTTTTAATCCTCCAATCTATCTTATTAAAATAAAAATCTATCTACCATATTAAAATAAATATGTTGCATTACACTGCTACTCAATTCACCATATCTCATACGTAGGAAATACTCACGTTCAAAATGCACTGTAACCTGTTTTGTTTCACTTGTAATGTAATACAAAACTTCCTCTTTATCTAAAATAGTATGAACGCTATATCCTTTATATGTCTTGCTGTCATAATCAACATAATCATAACCTGCTTTTATATCTTTTTTAATCTCGTTAAATAATAACATCATTACACCCCTCTCGTTTTCTGAACTATTTATTTAAATTGTAACAAAAAATAGGTAACAGTACAAGGGAGTTACCAGTTCCCTACATTCTGTTACCTATTTGGACTAAAACATACAATTCTTTATATAAACTTTTAAGGAATTACCTAGTTATACTTAACTACCGTACTCTGATTTTCAATCTAGAGTACTAACGTCATCCTTTTTCAAGGATGTACGTGTTACTTTTATAAAACATTCTTAACATTATCATGTTAATAATATTTTATGTGACCTTTAGTTTCTTGTCAAGTAGATGAAGAAACCTTTAAATACTGTTCGATAAAATTCACATTAAATTCACATTGTGTTCGATTTTACCCTATTTTCTTCACATTAAATTCACATTGCATGACATAACGCTTTAACGTTATTTATATGCCACATATCCAGTAATTTATTCAAAACGCCAACCTTATTTTAGCGTTACGTTCCATCCATTACATTACCTTTTATGTCACACTTTTATTGTTACACCATATTACCTTAGAATTTTATTCCAAGTTCATGTAATAAGGGTATCCATATTACCTATTAAATTTATCCCAAGTTCCATGACTAGCGTCACGAAAAAATGGAAAAAGAGGGTAAATTAAAGGTAGGGTCTTTAATGCAGGGGCATATTACACAGGGTATTTATTATACAAATAAATACAATATATTTATATTGTACAGGGCGTACATGGTATGTTACATTGTATCATTGTATACATAATATAATAATTAAAATAAAAACATTACATACATAAAACATTATTATGTATACAATAAT